GGTTAGCTTGACATCCTAACATCACTTGCATTATCAAATTCGGGTGCGCTACATTACGAATCACCAAACAGAACCGCAACCATAGCCCATGAGCTGGTCCCTGTTTGTAGGATGCATCGATGTCTGGCATTGGTACTCTTGCATTCCAGCGCATGGGACACCCCTTCACGTGGGGCAGGTGACGACATAATTCACGTGACGAACCGTAATCTGTGAATCTTAACCGAAACACTTTGCGCTGACTTGTTCGGCAGGACAAGAAGGCATCCTGCACGCTGCCGCGTGCCTGCCATGTGAGGGATCGGCTTAGCATGGCGAGCCATTACCGCGTGACCTAGGGCTCGCGGGTTCCCTTGCATTCTCATCTTGGAGCAAACCATGTCACAGGGCAGCACACAGGCAGCACAGGCCGCGATCGGCGACTCCCCCTCGCAAACTATTGGGCGCTACAGGCGATCGCATGTAGCAAGGGCTCACAACCACTATTTCCGACCCTGCCCGTATGACAGCATTGACGTATATCGCGTGCTGGAGATATTCAACGTGACTGACCCTTGCTTGCAACACGCGGTGAAGAAGTTGCTGGTAGCGGGAAGCCGTGGTCATAAGGATATTCATCGTGACATCCAGGACAGCGTCGACACGCTCGTTCGCTGGCAAGAGATGCGCAATGAAGAACAATTATGTCAAGACGAAGGTTGTTTGCATTACGGAACAAGGAACGCCTGTATTTCACCATCCGATATCCGCACAGATACTTATGTTCCTCAAGGTTCTCTGTTGAGCGGTTTTGGGACGAGGGTTGAAAGTGGTGTTCGCGTGACTCATGTTCCATCGGGAAAATTTGGCGAATGTGATACTGAGCGAAGTGCTTATGCCAATAAGCATAAAGCGATGGAATCATTGATGGCACAATTTGCCGGGCCTTCGCGTGACAGTTTGCAGCCATGAGCATTCACACGCCAGCTCAGGGCATGGTACTTGCACGCGATGCACTGCGCCGAGGTGACAACACGGTCAAAGCTGCATTCCTTAAGGGTTTTGAAATGCGCGGCGAACAGGGTTTACAGACGCTGACTTTGACAATGACATTCCTTTCTAGGAGCTATATGGACCCGATTGAATTACTGAAGTCGCTCGACGATTCATACTGGCGAGCAGCCTTCCGCGAAGGCTTGCGCTGCGGCGCTATGCGCGACAGGCACTATCACCCGATTGAAGACCGCGAGTTCCTGCTGATGTGGTGCGGTGTATGAAACTCTATTCCGTCAAACCAGAATACCTCTACGGAGACAACTGCGACGCTAAGCGCCAGGTTCAGTTGGACTTACTGAACAGGCTGGGCATCACCGAGTCGGAGAATCTTGGCGTCGCTATCTGCAACGGTGATCAAGCGATTGAACTGTTCAATGAAGGCTACTGCGGAACCTACATGAGCGTGAAAGAAAGCATCAAACCACTCTACGAGGTCAAGTCCGAGCTTAACATAGGCGAGATTATAGAGTCGTCCGTGCGTAGTTCTGCAGACGCGGTGGCACGCTTGTTCAATGATAAGTGTCAACAGGAACAACCTGGGCCGAATCTTATGAGCGTTGACGAAACGATGCTCAAGGAAGATTGCTGCACAGACGAGCTCCAAGAAGCACTGTCCAACGGATGGCGAATCCTGGCAGTATGCCCGCAGCCACAACGTCGACCCGATTATGTTCTGGGTCGTAAACTCTTACCGAAATCTGCTCAGCGAGGATAACGTGCACCCGAATGAACTACATATAGGCAACACCATCAAAGACAGTCCTGTCGGCGAAGGAACGATCACCGATTTCACAGAGCGTGGATACCCGCGTGTCAACCATGTTGCAGTCGCGTGGCTGGAACGTACCGACGGCGCACGCTACGACCCTCACAATCACAAAGGCGGAAGCCAAGGAGCACAAGATGCACCAGTCTAAACTCGGATCATTCCTGAAGCTGTGGTCAGCACGGCCATAGGCCTAGTCATTGCAATGGGTACGATTGCGCTCATTGCGTACCGCTACGACATTCCTATCACGGCGCGGAATAACTTCATTCTGACCGCCTGGATGACTGTCATCAGCGTCGTTCGTTCATACCTGCTCCGCAGACTGTTCAACCGCTGGCATAAGTTCCAGGAGCGTCTGCCCGTGTGGTGGATACTGCACAGGCCAGGCATCGTCGCTGCACTCGACCGCGTATGCGACGCCTATGCTAAGTATGGCGCGGGACGCCCTGGGCGGTTCTAGCATGAAATTCAAAGCTCGTGAATTAAGCAAGCAACTGACGAGCCGTGAGTTCCAGCTCGCGGTCGTAATGTTCTGGACGCAACGGTGCCAGGAGCTACTGCAAGAGCGGAACAACCTCAAGCGCGACGACTTGGAATACCTTGCGGAGAAGGCGTCTAAGATGAAGGACGAGCGAATGGCGCATTGCATATCCAGTTTGATTGGATGGGGAGATGATGACAGGGCCGAGCTCGAGACATTCTGTGCGATTGCTTTGCAGGTTATGAAGCAGGCAAGCCCGTCTAAGTTACGAGAGGCAGCAATGACGGTAGAATTGCGTTTCTTAATGAATCAGGAGAATGAGCATGGCTCAAAAGAATCGTAGTGTCGGGCAGGTTGTCAGCGGTATCACTGCGCTGATTGCGTTCTATGCGATCGTGCTGATTGGCATGGGATGGGTGGCGGGGGCCGCGTGGCGACTGCTGAAGATTGGTTTTGATTTTTGGAATTAAGATATGCCTATTAACGTCGTCACAAAGGGTAAGGAAGGCGAGCGCGAAGTCGTGCGAATGCTCAACGCCGAGCTCGAGCGTCTTATCGCGTCCGAAGGGTACGGTGAGGAGACCATTAACATCCTTCGAGGGGTTGCACAGCGCAATCAGAACCAGTCCGCAGTCGGTGGCGGTGACATTAACCTCTTTGGATTGAGCCTGGAGGTTAAGCGCCAGGAAACGCTGTCTGTGGAACAATGGTGGCGCCAGGCTTGCACCAGTGCTCAACGGAACGGTGATAAGCCCGTGCTCATTTACCGCCAGAACCGCAAGGCCTGGCACGTCATCATGGACGGGTTTGTTCCGCTACCGTCTGGAGCACAGATGGGCGCACGGGTGCAGATCCACATTGAAGAGTTCCGCGCATGGTTCCGCTCATGGGTGCAGGACAAAATTCGCTCCGGGGAACTGTCAAGAGTTTGATGGACTTGCATGGTTCGTTCTAGTGTCACATACTACATCACCATTCACTAAGGAGCCAACATGATTATCCTCGCGATCGCTGTGGTCATATTCTTCTACGTCCTTGCCTTTGCGCTGTGCAAAATGAGCGGACGGTGTAGTAACTTGCAGCAAGTGGAAGCAGACCGTCTTTGGTGGAAAGAACATCAAAGTATTTCTTAGGCTTGCTTGACTGACGTCTACTACCCTATACTCCGAATCATTCGTCGGATTTTTCCGGCATTTTGGATCGTAGGTGAAAACGGTGTTAGTCGATAAAGCTCAATTAGATTCGTGGACCTTACAGGCCATGAGCCCCGAACTCTCGGAGCAGGAACGCAAGTTCCGCGACGAGTTTGTTCGTGAGTTTCTGATTGACTATAACCCGTTCGAGGCTGCATTGCGCCTGGGCTTCAGCAAGGAATATGCGACCGAGTACGCTGCCAAGTTCATGAACGAGCCCTATGTGCAGAAGCGCATCAAGGAGATGGAACTTGAAGGCGGTATCGAAGAAGATGCTGACCGGAACAAGAGGAAGGTCATGGCAGCATTATTCCGCGAGGCCAATTACAAGGGTCCGGGCAGCTCACACTCTGCACGGGTGTCCGCATTGTCCAAGCTGTCCACCATCTTTGGCATGGAAGCGCCTGTCAAGACTAAGACGGAGCTCATGGTCACATCACCCGTCACATTCTACATTCCAAGCAATGGCCGCGAGGACGTCGTCCCGACGCCTTCTCAACCTGCAACGGGTGCAGCATGAGCGAAGGCCCGAAGTCTATAAGGCCGCAGCCTGGGCCGCAAGAGGATTTCCTCAGTACCTCTGCTGACATCGCGATTTACGGCGGCGCTGCCGGCGCTGGTAAGACGTGGGCCGTGTTGCTCGAGCCTCTGAGGCACGTTTGTCACAATAAAGAGTTCGCAGCGGTGTTCTTCCGCCGCACTACCGTTCAGGTCAAGAACGTGGGCGGTCTGTGGGACGAGTCAATGAAGCTGTACCCGCTGACGGGTGCAACACCTACAGCGCACGTCCTGGAGTGGAACTGGCCCGAAGGGGGCAAGATCAAATTCGCGCACCTTGAACACGAGTCCACGAAGCTGGAGTGGCAGGGTTCACAGATCCCGCTGATCGTGTTTGACGAGTTGACTCACTTCTCGATGAGTCAGTTCTTCTACCTGATATCGCGGAACCGTTCTATGAGCGGTGTTAAGCCCTACATCCGCGCCACAACCAACCCTGACGCTGACTCGTGGGTAGCGGAATTCCTTGCATGGTGGATCGATCAGAAGACAGGGTTTCCGATTTCCGAACGTGCCGGGAAGGTGAGATGGTTCATTCGCATCAATGACATTATGCTCTGGGCTGACTCACGCCAGGAGCTGGTTGACAAGTATGGTGACCCGTCTGTTCCACTTGACCACGAAAATCAGGTGCAGCCGAAGAGCGTCACATTCATCCCGGGCAAGCTGAGCGACAACCCTGCCTTGATGAAAGCAGACCCTGGCTACCTTGCCAATTTGAAGTCGCTCCCCGTCGTTGAACAGGCTCGCTTGTTGGGTGGTAACTGGAAGATCCGTCCTGCGGCTGGTCTGTACTTCAAGCGAGCCTGGGTGGAGGTAGTTGACGCGGTTCCGTCGAACCTTGATATCGTTCGCTATTGGGATTTGGCTGCAACGGAGAAGACCGATAATAACGACCCTGACTGGACAGTTGGCGTCAAGTTGGGCCGAGACCGGAAGTCAGGGTTATACTACTGGCTAGATACTGTCAGGGTTCGTGTGAGCCCGCTGAAGGTCGAGCGGATAATTGAGAACACGGCGTCAATGGATACCGTGAATGTTCGCATAGGTTTGCCACAGGATCCAGGCCAGGCAGGTAAGTCGCAAGCTCAGACATTTGTTCGGAACTTGGCGGGTTACAGTGTACGGGCTAGACCTGAGCGGGGCGACAAGATTGTTCGTTTTGGGCCATTCAGCGCACAGTGCCAGGCAGGGAATGTGAAGGTGTTGCGAGGTGCATGGAATGAAGAGGCGTTCACAGCCCTTGAAGCGTTCCCATCTTCAGCACACGACGACGACGTTGACGCATGTAGTGGAGCTTTCTCCATGCTTAGCGACGGGAATACGGGTCTGCTTGATTTCTACAGAGAGCAAGCGGAAGAGGTGCAGGCGGAACAGGTAGCTCCAAAGAGTGCCGGACCATCTGCGTTCTATAGTGCTTTCAGTTAAGGAGATTCAATATGACCATTCGAGTTCACCCGCCAGCAAGCGGAGGCGCCACAACCTTGTTCGGCGTTACTTACACAGGCGTTCCTGGCGCTCCCTTGGACGTACCAGATAACGTTGCCTACATTTTGATGGCGAACGGATGGACGTTGGTGGGCACTGTGGCCACCACTGCACTGCGCCCCGCTGTACCTTACAAGGGTCAGACGTTGATGGATACGACCCTCGGCTATATGATTCACTACGATGGCAAGACTTGGCGCAATCCTGCTGGCACCGCTGTCTAATTAACCTGAGGGCGGACCGTGGCTGACGCAGAAAAGACACCAATCGATCAGGGCATTATTGCTCGGGTTACAGGCGCCCTAAAGGTGCTTACTGGGCAGCGCCAAGCGGTCGACACTGCATGGTTCGGTCCGCTCACGCCCCTTCAGCCCAACGTCCCCGCTGAGCAGCAAGAAAGCGTCCGCGGCCGTGCGCTAGACTTCCCGTCCGGTTATAACACACGTATGACGCCGCGTGCCGGAGAGAACGTCACGTTCTTTCAGATGCGTGCGCTGGCTGATAGCTGCGACATTTTACGTCTGGTGATTGAAACGCGAAAGGACCAGATCGCCAAGATGAAGTTCGGTATCAGTCCGATCAACGACGATGCTGACCACGACGACCGCTGCAAAGAGATTGAGGCGTTCCTACGCTTGCCTGACGGTGAGAACACTTGGAACGACTGGCTCCGCATGGTGATGGAAGAAATGCTGGTGACTGATGCGCTGGCAATTTACCCGTGGTTGAACAATGACGGCAGTCCGTACCGTTTCGATCTGATTGACGGTGCGACTATTAAGCGAGTAATTGACGAGCATGGGCGCACCCCTGCACCGCCTTACCCCGCCTATCAGCAAATCCTCAAGGGTGTTGTCGCAGTGGACTACAACTCGGACGAGCTGGTGTATGCACCGCGGAACAAGCGGATTCACAAGATCTACGGTTACAGCCCCGTCGAGCAGATCATCATGACGGTGAACATCGCTCTACGTCGTTCCTTGCATCAGCTTCAGTATTACACCGAAGGCAGTGCGCCCGATCTGTTGTTCCAAGTTCCCGCTGATTGGAACATGACGCAGATCAAGGAATTCAACGACTGGTGGCAGAACAGTCTCGCCGGCAATACTTCGGCACGCCGAAAAGCCCAGTTTGTTCCAAACGGCGTGACGCCCATCAACACGAAGGAAGGGATTCTGAAAGACCCTTACGACGAGTGGCTGGCACGAATTATCTGCTACGCATTCAACGTGAGTGCGCAACCCTTCATCAAAGAAAATAACCGTTCAACCGCGGAAACTGCTCAAGCAATGGCGCTTGAAGAAGGCCTCTATCCGATCATGCTGTGGGTCAAAGGCGTGATCGACATGCTCATCTGGAAATACTTTGGTTATCGTGACCTGGAGTTCAAATGGGAAGATCGAGAGGCCACCGATCCCAAGGATCAGAACGAGATGGACGACAGGAACGTGAAGAACGGGACTTCGACCATCAACGAAATCCGCGCAAAGAGGGGGGATGCCCCTGTGGAGGGCGGAGACGTTGCAATGGTGCTCACTGCGAGTGGTTACGTCCCGATTATCCCGAAGGAACCGGAACCGACCCCTCCGCAACTGATTCCACCGACAGACCCGAACGCACCTAAGCCCCCACAAGGCCCCACAAGCGACGATCCTGCTGTAGACGCTAGTAAGGAAGGACAAGCTCCGCACAGCGGCGCAGACGACAAACAAGGGGTCTATAAACGGTTCCGCAAGGCTGCAAAGAGCAAGAAGGTCAGACAGATCGACAGGAAAACCCCTGCCCACAAGAAAATTGAGGAGGACTTAGCGAAAGGTGTTTACAACCTCTTGCAGAAGCAGATGAAGAAGCTGGCGGGAGCTGTGGTCACTAAGGTTGTCAAAGGCGACCGTGGCGAAACCGACCTGCTGGACAATATAGAGTGGCAGGGATGGGAAGAATTCCAGGATCTATTTGGCGATCAGTTAGCCCTTGCAAGTAAGAAGGGGGTCCTTGATGCGTATGCTCAAATTGACATTGATAATCCAGACGCCCTGGAGCTTGCAAACGACGAGGCTATTGCATACGCAAAGGACCGCGCCGCTGAGCTGGTAGGCAAGAAGGTTGATGAAAACGGGGACGTTGTTGACAATCCAGATTCCGCATATAGTATTGAGGACAGCACAAGAGAGATGATTCGATCTGATGTTGTTCAAGCAATGGAGCAAGGCCTTTCTAATGACGACCTTGCTGCGATGCTAGAAGAGAATTATGCGTTTAGTGAAACACGGGCTGAAACCATAGCTCGGACAGAAACTGCACTAGCGGACTGTCGAGGGAATCTGGTACTATACACCAAGTCGGGATTGGTGGATTCAAAGCAGTGGATCACTGGCGCAGGATGTTGTGAAGATTGCCAGGAAGTAGATGGGGAGACAGTGGCACTTGATGGGATGTTTTCAATCGGAGTGGATGCTCCGCCCGCTCACCCGAATTGCCGCTGTGACTTTATCCCTGTATTGACCGACGAGAATGAAGAGGCCGATTGATGAGACAGTATTTCGCGATTAACAAGGTGGATGAAGAGCTCCGCATGGTGTGGGGTTACGCATCGACCGAGTCAGTGGACTCGCAAGGTGAGACCGTCACCAAGGATGCCATGAAGGCAGCTTGGGCGGACTATATGCAGTTCGCCAACGTGCGCGAAATGCATCAGCCTTGGGCCGCTGGTGTTGTCAAGGAATACGAATTTGACGACGTTGGCGTCAAAATTGGCGCGAAGATCGTTGACGATTCTGCATGGCAGAAGGTCGTTGAGGGCGTCTATAAAGGGTTCAGCATCGGAGGCAAGACATTGCCTGGTGGATATGACGCAACGACCAAGACCATCTCGGCCTTGAAGTTGACGGAAATCAGTCTCGTGGATCGTCCCGCCAATCCTGAGGCTCTGATCGAAATGTTCAAGGCGGATAACCCGGAGGACGACACGATGAAAACTGCAGGCGCTTCGCCTGTCGACAAGGTCGCGGAGCTGATTAGCAAGGGCGCAATATCGTCCGAGCGCCTGCTCGAACTTGTCGAACAGGACATTACCAAGAGTTCCACTGAAACCAGTGCGCCGAGCACATCTGGCGACGGTGTGAATACTATAACCAATCCGCAAGCTGGGGCAAGCGTCACGCCGGAAGTCGAAAAGCCTGTGGAACCTTCCGCCTTGCAAAAGACCATCCGCGTCTTGGGCACTGGCGGTGACGAGCTGAAGAAATGCCTCTACGACGTCAGCTGGTTCAGCGATCTGGTGCAATCCCTCGCATGGCTTCAACGCTCCACAGCGTACGAAGCTGAAGCGGAAGGTGACGGCAGTACCATGCCCGCCAAGTTGGCGGCAGCGGTGCAAGCATTGGGCGACCTGCTTCTGCAGATGGCCCAGGAAGAAATTGGCGAGCTGATGGCGACGCTGGAAGTCCCTGAAGGCAGCGTTGATTCCCTGACCACACTAACATCGGTTGTGGCCATGGCGGACAAGGGCGGTGACTTGAAGAAGGTCAACGATCTGATCGATGTGCTGAAAGCTGGTGCTCGCAATAGCTCCGCTGACATGGAGCGCATCCAGAAGGCCCACGACCTGCTCATGGAACTCGGCGCCGCGTGCGGTGGCGAGACGGAAAAAGTATCCAAGGCTGACGTCGCTGGCAAGCTGAACAAAGCTGTCCACGATAGCGACATCCACAAGGCCCTCGGTCTGGTGGAAAAGGTCAGCGGCGAAATGGCTGCTTTGCGCAAGTCGTTCGACAAACTCAATAGTGAGCATGACACCCTGAAGAAAGCAGTTGGCAAGATGCCTACCGCTCCCAAGGGTGCCTTGAAGGCCATTGGGAAGGGCGATGATGTGGGTGGACAGTCCCCGGAAGCGGAGAAGCTGGACCCTGTATTCAAAGCAGACGGCACGATCGACGAAGTGGCCACAGCCGTTCGGAAGATTCATGCAGGCGGCGGACGTCCAATCTTTGGACCACGCTAATTTCAACCACTGGACAAACCAAGGCATCCGCCGCAAGTCCGAATTCAACTTTAGGAGCTCACCACTATGAACCCGACACAAGATACCCTGGCCCTCGTCAAGGCCGCACTCGGAGCAGATGATATCTCGAAGAGCATCACTACCGCGAATGGCCTGATCGCTTACGATCTGCAAGCCCCCGCGAAAAACCTGTACCCTGTCTTCACGCCGCTGCGGAACCGCATTCCCCGCGTCGCTGGTGGCAAGGGCGTCGCAACAAACTGGAAGGTGATCAGTTCCATTGTGGGTTCAGGCTTCGACAATGGTGCCTGGATCCCTGAAGGTCAACGCTCGGGCCGCATGTCCTATTCGACCGCCCCCAAGGCTGCGAACTACGTGACGATCGGTGAAGAAGACAGCGTGACGTTCGAAGCTGTCAACGCTGGCAAGACGTTCGAAGACGTTCGTGCCACGATGGCTGTGCGTCTGCTCCAGAAGCTGATGCTGAAGGAAGAGACCGCGATCATCGGTGGCAATGCATCCCTGCAATTGGGCACTCCGACCGCTGCTACCCTGACCGCTACCGGTACTAGTGCGACCCTGCCCGCGCAGACCTATTCGGTCATCGTGGTAGCCCTCACCCAAGAAGGCTACTTTAACAGCTCGCTAGCTGGCGGCGTTGCAACGACCAAGACGGTGACCGGCGCTGACGGCGCTGCCTACACGCTGAACGGCGGTTCGTCCAACAAGAGCGCATCTGCTACGCAAGCGATCACCCTCGGCCAGAGCCTGGGCGCTACCGTTCCGCTGATCAGTGGCGCTGTGGCTTATGCCTGGTTCGTCGGTTCCTCTGGTTCGGAAAAGCTGGAAGCCATTACCACTACCAACACCGTGACGTTTAGCGCCCCGCTGACTGGTGGGGCGCGTCAGGCTGCTACCGCAATCACCATCGATGCCTCCGCCAACCCTGGCCTGGCTTACGACGGTTTGTTGACCGCTGCCCTGAACCCTGCCAATGCTGCGTACGTGGCGAAGCTGGCTCCCGGCGGCACGTTGACCAGTTCGGGTCGCGGTTCCGTGGTGGAGATCGACACGCTACTTCGCAGTATGTGGGACCAGTACCAACTGAGCCCGACGGTGATCTACATGAACTCGCAAGAGATCAACAACGTCACTCAGAAGTGCATGACTTCCTCCCAGGGTTCTTTGGTTCGTATGAACGCGAACGCTCAGAACATGAGCGAGCCTTATGCAGTTATTGCGGGCGGTGTGGTCAACAGCTACTTCAACCCGTTCATGCCTGACGGCGGCGCAGTGATTCCGGTCAAGATCCACCCGAAGCTCCCTCCGGGCACCCTGATCGCTTATTGCGAAAACCTGCCGATTTACTACCAAAACAACGAAGTGACGAACGTCGCCGAAATCAAGTGCCGTCAGGATTACTACCAAGTAGACTGGCCTCTGCGCACCCGCCAATATGAGACCGGCGTGTATTCGGAAGAAGTGCTGGCGATCTACGCGCCCTTCTCGCTGGGCGTGATCAGCAACATCACCAACGGCTAAGCAAGCAGACAACAAGGGAGTTCGCTCCCTTGCCCCTTTCTGGAGAAGAAAATGGAACAGCTCGAAACCGTGCAAAAACTGGATGGCGTGCGCCTTAGCGTACCCGCCGGTACTACGAGCGTGAATCACCAAGGATTTGAATTCACAGCTGACGAAGATGGCACCATTGTCGTGCCCGCTTCAGCTGTGCCTATGCTGGGCGTGCATGGCTTCACCGCTTATGTACCCAAAGCCGGGAGCGATACCATTGCAAAGCGTGCAGCGGGCCCCGAAGCGGGCGACGCAGGCAGCAATCAGGGTGCGGCCAATACTACCTCACCGGCTACGCAAGCGACAGCCCCTGCCGCCCCTTGGGCCAAGAAGTAAGCGGAGCGAACTGCTATGACGACCCCGATCGCAACCCTGGCCGACCTGAAGACGTTCGCTGGCATCACTACGAACAACACTGACGCGGTGTTGACGATGTTGCTCACGTCCTCGTTGGCCGCGATCGGTGCCTTCTGCAACCGAGATTTCACCAGTGCTCAGCGAACTGAATATCGCGACGGAAACGACGCCACCAGGATGCAGACGGTGGGCTACCCGATCACAGCTTTCAGCTCCTTGAACATTGACGGTCAAAACATTCCCGCCTCTGTCAACGGAGGCTCCGGATACATCTTTGTTCAGAATGGGAGGATGCTGATCCTGAAGGGTTACAGCTTCACCCGGGGCGACCGCAATGTGGTCATGACCTACACGGCAGGGTTCGGCGACGCTGGTGGGCTTGCACCTTGGCCCGACGACCTCAAGATGGCGCTGCTGATGTACGTGACCACACGGTTCAAAGAGCGTGACCGCTTGGGCATCGGTAGCAAGTCACTCGCAGGCGAGTCCATCACGTTCACGGACGGTCCGTCAGGAACGTCTTCCTCCAGCGGCGGTATCCCGTCAGCTGCTCGCGACGTGTTGTTCAACTACTTGAACAACGTACCGGAGAGCGGTCAATGACGATAACTGCAACCATTCGCGGGGAACCGCAACTCCGTCGGCGACTGTCTGACGTTGAGGTAAAGGCTTTCGCCAGCGTCGAAACTGCTGTGAAGCGTGAGGCGTTGAGTCTTGTAGCATACATCAAAGCCAACAAGCTATCTGATCAGGTGCTCAAGGTTCGCACTGGGCGTCTTCGCCGTTCAATCACAGCTCGTTTCGAGGGCGAGGGAACGGGAAACTTTCGAGCATTCGTCGGAACGAATGTGAAGTACGCGAGGGCGCACGAACTCGGATTCGAGGGTGCGGTGAAAGTCTCGGAACACCCTGTTCGGGAGTTCCAGAGAATACAATCGATAGCATTCGGCAAGCAGATGAAGGCTCCTCGGATGGTAACGGTAAGGGCGCACACGGTGAAGGCGCACTTACTGAACATGAAGGTTCCGGCCCGTCCGTTTCTTTCCACTTCGCTGGAAGAGAATAAGGACCGCATCACAGGAAACCTTCGGAAAGCTATTGCGGAGGCCTTGCGATGAACTTGATTCCTAATCGCGAGACCGCTTATGTGGCTCTGTTCAACAGGCTGAGCGGGATTGCAATGCTGAAGAGCTGCACCCGTAGGCTGAAGCACTGGCAGGACGTAGCCGCTGAAGATCAGCCCGCGCTCTACATGGAGCACACGGGTGAGTCAGCTTCTATCGTTCGCGGACAACCCGCTCGCATTGTACTCGAGGTGAATCTTTGGGTCTATGCGCGAAGCGAAGGAAACCCGGTTGGCCCGGTGATCAATCCGGTGCTGGATGCGATTGGGGCGGCTCTGCTGCCACAAAATGAAGGAGACCACACTCTGACCCTCGGTGGGATCGTTCATCACTGCTGGATCGAGGGTTCAACGCAAATCTTTGAGGGCGACTTGGGAGAAGAGGCTGTGGCCATTATTCCAGTCAAACTTCTTGTCACTTAAAGGAGCACATCATGCAATTTATGTTCGGTTCAGGCGTTTTTTGGGGCACTCCGCTTCAGGACGTAAGCGGTAACGCAATCACCAATCCCACGCCAGTTCAGCTGGGCGTCATGCAGGACATCTCGATTGACATCAGTTTCGACCTCAAAGAGCTGTACGGTCAGAGCCAGTTTCCCGTGGCAGTGGGCCGTGGCAAGGGGAAAATGACAGGCAAGGCCAAGGTGGCTCAGGTCAACGGCGCGGCACTGAATTCACTGTTGTTCGGCCAGACCACTACGGCAGGCCTGACAGCTGATTACTACGACGTCACAGGGGCTGCAATTCCAACGACGCCCTATCAGATCACCATCATCCCTCCGAACTCTGGAACTTTCGCTTACGATCTTGGAGTGCGCGATGCCAACGGTGTCCCAATGACCCGTGTAGCGTCTGCCCCTGCGACGGGACAATACAGCATCGCGGGTGCTGTATATACGTTCGCTGCCCCAGACACCACTAAGACGGTCTTCATCAGCTACCAATACACGGCGGCCAGTACCACGTCGCTCAAGAGTACGGTGAGGAATCTGGTCATGGGTCAGGCACCTGTATTCAAGGGCGACCTCTACGTGCCTTACGCTGGCAAGTCGATGATCCTCACGATCCCAAATTGTGTTGCATCGAAGTGGACGCTGGCAACGAAACAGGACGACTTCGCTATTCCTGAATTCGACTTCAGTGGCTTTGCTGACGCGGCAGGTAATGCGCTCTACTGGTCCACGACCGATCTGTAATCTGTAACCACAGCAAGCGGGTTTGCCGCCCGCTTGCTCAACATTCCTGGAGAATAAAATGGGTGAAACCAAAGACGTGAAAGTGCAAGGGCAAGTGATTACCCTCGGCAGTGAAGAATATGTTCTTCCTCCCCTGCCCCTGATCAAGATGTCTTCGATCAAGCGGCTGATGTCCGGTGGCGACTTCACCGAGGACGAAGAATATGTCGGTTCTTTGGTTAACGCCATTTACTGGAGTCTGAAACGCAACTATCCGCAGATGGACCGCGAAACCGTGGAACTGAACCTGGATATGGCGAACTTCCAAGCGGTGATGGATGCGTTCATGACAACGAACAAGATGACCCCGAAAGCTGGTGCGCCTGCGACGGGGGAAGCTACGGCGAGCTGATCGACTGGGACGAGGTCATTACCCATGTGGCCATCAGTACGGGATGGACGTTGGATTATGTGGGATGGCATGTCGATCTTCCTCGCCTGGGGACGTTGAACAAGTATTGGAAGAAGTTCCCTCCCGTCCATGTTCTTGTCGCGTCGTATGTCGGTTATGAAGCGCCTGCGGATGTCGATCTTAAGCCTGAAGAGGTTAAGGCATCGCAGGAGGATATGATGCAGGAATTCATGGCGAGTATCCCGACCCGTGCATTCCAGAAACCAGTGGTAAAGCATGGCGACGGATCAGAACCTAGAACTTCTAATTAGCGCAGACGCATCCGGTGTCAGAACCGGAATGGCTGACGCTAAGCAGACCGTCCAAGCATCGACGGAAGCAATTAAGCAAACGACACAAAGCATGGCCGACCAGACGAAGTCCGCCATGCAACAGATGCGGGATGCATTCAAGAACATGGCTTCGGGATCTGCTGAAGCTATGAAAGACGGTGCGTCTGCCACCGCTGCCCATGCGCAAACTATTGGCAACTCACTCACGGGTGCGGTAAGCGGTATCCAGGGCCAGCTGGGCGGGTTGTCTTCCGCAATTGGTTTTATCACCAAGAACTTCGCAGCTCTTGCAGCAATCACGGCCGGTGTTGGTGTCTTCAAGGAAGGCATCAACGCGACCAAAGAATTCACAAGCGAAGCCAACAAGCTCGCCAAAGCATTCAACATCAGCGCGACAGAAGCGTCAACGCTAAACGTAGCCCTGGGCGACATCTATACGGACGCTGAGACAATGGTAGGCGCCTCTCAGCAGCTTTCCCGCCAACTGCGGAACAACGAAGAGGGGCTGAAGTCAATGGGTTTGCAGACCCGTGACAGCTCGGGTAAATACCGAAACCTCAAAGACCTGATGCTTGACGCTGCCAAGGTGCTTGGCGACTACAAAGAAGGCACCGACCGAGCTCTGGCAGGGCAGGTACTTTTCGGAAAGGGTGCGGGCGATGCTGCGGCACTGATGCGCCTCAACACTGGTGTCATGGAAGCTGCCCGGCAGAAGCAAGAGGAGCTTGGACTCACTGTGGGTAAAGAGAACGTCGAAGCTCTCAAAGCATACAAGGCAGCGATGAATGACGTCGGTGACGTCATGTTGGCGTTGAAGAAGACCATCGGTGACGCTGTGATGCCTATCTTCACCAAGTTCGGTGAATGGTTGTCCTCAATTGGCCCTGCGGCAGTAACAATTCTCAAGGGTGCAATCGGAGGTCTTGCAGCCACCTTCTGGTATGTGAAGAACGGTGTCACGGTGCTGTGGGAAACGATCAACGCGATGGTCGTCAGCGTTACAGAGCCTATCCGCGCTCTTGCCTCTGCAATAGCGAAGGCACTGCAAGGGGACTGGGCTGGTGCAAAGAACGAGATCGGAAATATCGGCACGGTGATCAAAACCACTTGGGCCGGTGCAATGGACGAGATGTATAAGTCCAGTGAAGAAACGAATGCGCGAGTGGCTGCACTGTTCAACAAGCCTACAGACACGAAAGCAACCGACAACAAAGGCAAGAAGGACTTCGTTGACCCGAAGGGCAAGCCTGAGAAGTCCCAGATGAAGGACTATGAGGCTGAGCTGGCGGAGAAGAAAGTCGCATTCCAGGAAGAGCAGCGAATGGAAGGTTCCTTCCGTGAGTTCAGCAAGCAACAAGAGCTCGCGTTCTGGGAGACCAAGCTCGCCACCGTGGCCAAGGGCACTGACGATGAAAAGACCCTACGGCTCAAGGTGGCCACAACGAAGCTGGCGATCGACAAAGCGGCCTTCGAGGCAGAGATTGCCAACCTCAAATCGTCCATGGCTGAGTTCAAGAACAATGCAGACGCACGCCTGGAGATTGCTCAGCAGCTTGCAGAGCGCATGAAGAAAGCCTATGGCGAGGACAGCAAAGAATATGCGATGGCGCAGAAAGACATTCTTGCAGCCAAGCGCCAGATCGCAGACCAGTTGAAGCAGATTGAAACCGAGCAAGTCAAAGTCGCGATGGATCGCAATCTGGACATGATCGCTCAAGAGCAGGAAGTGTCGGACATGCGGTATCAGCTAGGCGTGCAATCCGCTCAGCAGACCTTCGCGCTGGAACAGGACTTCGAGGCGCGTCGCTATCAATTGCAAGCCAAGTCACTGCAAGACCAGTTAGAGCTGGCTAAGCTGAATCCAGACAAGAACCCTGTCGAGGTTGAAAAGATCAACGCTCAGCAGGAAGAGCTGGAAATGAAGCATCAGGCAACGATGCGAGGCATTCAGCACAAAGCGACCATGGAGCAGATGAAGGACTGGAAGGGTATGTTCGACGCCATCCAGAACTCGCTGGCTAGGGTGGTCAAAGGTCTTATGAATGGCACCATGACGATGGGCAAAGCAATCAAGACTCTGTTCGCTGGTGTGCTGGACGCGGTAGTGAATACGCTCGCTCAGATGGCTGCAAAATGGATCATGCAGAAGGTGATCGAAATGATCTGGGGCAAGACTGCGGCCCTGGAAGGTGTTGCAGCGAATGCAGCGGTGGCAGGGTCGGGCGCTTACGCGGCTACAGCCGCGATTCCCTACGTTGGGCCGTTTATGGCACCCGCTGCGGCAGCGACGGCCTACGCCGGCGCTATGTCGTTCGGTGCGGGGCTTGCCGCTGAGAAGGGTTTTGACGTGCCTGCAGGCATGAACCCCATCACGCAACTCCACCAGAAGGAAATGGTTCTTCCTGCAAACATTGCCCAGCCCTTGCGTGACAGTTTGGACGGTGGCGGAGGTATTGGTGGCGCTGGCTATCACCTCCACGTTCACGCGACCGACTCGGACAGCGTTAAGCGTCTGTTCCAGAACAATGGTTCTGCACTGGTGGAAGTTCTTCGCCAGCAGCGCCGAAACTTTGCGGGATAAGCTATGGGAAATTCAGTCTTTCCAACACTGCCGGGCCTGGGCTTCAGTGTTACTAAGAAACCTCAGTTCATTACCAAGATCCAGAAGTCAGTTAATGGGCGTGAGCTGCGAGCGAAATTCTCAGACAGTCCGCTCTGGACAATCTCGTTGACATTCGAATTCTTGCGTGATAATGTGTCGCTCAATGAGCTGAAGACTTTAGGTGGATTTTTCTTTTCCCGATACGGTTCATGGGATTCCTTCCTTTTTGCGGACCCCGATGATTCTGCTGCCTCGAATATGCAGTTCGGAGTCGGGGACGGTGTCACTAAGGTGTTTCAACTGTCCCGCACCTATGGAACATTCACAGAGCCTGTGACTGCATTCTCCACGTTCGGACAAGTAGGGTCAGCCCTCATGTGGAGCAATAATTCAGCTACATTCTGGCCCCGCACCAATTCGACGCCGCTAATGTGGTCAGGTCCTAACGGTCTTGAAACTCCATACGTGAGCGCATCTGGTGTCGTTACATTCACCAAGCCACCGGTAGCGGGCCAGAAACTTTATTGGACAGGCGTGTATTATTATCGCTGCCGTTTCCTGCATGACGAACAGGAATACGAAAAATTTATGTACCAACTCTGGACGAATAAGAAATGCGATCTCTATGGTTCGCTCGGAAATAAGATATGAAGACGGCAAGTCCCGCTCTTATTGCTTTGCTGGTAAGCCGGCAATTCATAATGGCTGACCTCTATACGATAACCACGATCCAAGGCGGTCAGTATTTCTACACATCTTATGACTACGACCTAGTCGTGAACGGACATACGTTTAACTCCGGCGGTCTTATTATTGAGCGCAGTAGCATTCGGATCGTTATTGGTGTTGAAGTAGATACATTGGATGTGACGGTGAAAGCGGATAATTCCGCGACCAGTTATTTCTCTGGAACTCCGTTCATTCAGGTCGTGCATAACGGAGGTCTTGACGGCGCACGGATTAAGCTAGAGCGCGTGTTCATGGGTACGCCAGGTGACACCAGTGCAGGCACCGTGCTTCTGTTCGAAGGCCGCGTCGCAGACGTTGAGTGCAGTAGAACCATGGCGCGCCTCAAGGTGAACTCCGACCTTGAGTTACTGAACATTCAGATGCCCCGGAACCTGTATCAGCCGGGATGCATTCACAACCTATATGACACTGGGTGCGGCCTGACTAAATCAAGCTGGGCTGTCGGAGGAGCTGTCTCGTCAGTGTTAAACTATACGGGAGTGGCCTCAGGTTTGTCACAGCCAGACGGATATTTCGACAACGGAGTTTTGATATTCAATTCCGGTACGAATGCTCAGGTGCGCAGGACGGTGAAGAAGTATGCAGCGGGGATTTTTACATTCTCGACACCGCTGAAGGTGCTTCCATCCGCGGGCGATACCTTTACAGCTTATCCAGGCTGTGACAAGACTCAGGTTACATGCACGAGTAAATTCAGTAATGTGATCCATTTTCGGGGATACCCTTACATCCCTATTCCAGAAACTGCAATCTAGGAGACCTTTCATGCCCTCAACCCTTCCCAATGCAACCGACTTCACAGATCCCGCTGTGACCGAAGCTCAGTTCAAGACTGCACTGACTCAGCTAATCTCCTACTTGTCGGGCCTCTTGGGGGCTGACGGTCTGCCCACCACAGCTCGGACCGCCTTAGGCCTGGGCACAGCTCCGCTCGGCACAAACCCTCGAGGCGCATACGCGAACAGCACAGCCTATTCCAAAGCGACCAACGATGTAGTCACTTACGGAGGCGTCTCATATCTTTGCGTCTTGAGCTACACGAGCCCAGCGTCGGCAGGTACTCCTGACACGGATCCGACGCACTGGACGGTTTGGCAGGGCGCGACCCTCTCCCAGGTCAACAGCTTGTTGGCTACGGAAGCCCTTTATCGTGCCCAAGCAGGGTTTGCGGAAGAACAACGTGAATTCCTAGCCCCGCGCCCGCAAATCCGTCCAAACCAGACTTTCATTAAGGCGATCATGTCCGGCACCGTGAATATCGTTATTTGCGGCGATTCAATCAGTGAAGGCGCGGATTCGTGGTATGTTAACTCGTGGGCGCAGAACTTTGAACAGATGCTGCGAGTGCAAATCCCATGGATCACATGGAAGGTCACGAATCTTTCCATCAGCGGTAGGTCCATCGGTAATTTAGCGGACCCTGCTTACGTCTCTCCGGGTTCGTTTAATTATGCAGCTTGCACAGGTGGGATTACCAGTCAGGCTTGGCCCGACGGTACATACACATCAGGCAAGGCTTGGCGGGATTACGTCCAAGACTATACGCCGGATCTGATTATCATGGCGCACCAAGAGAATTCAGGTGACACTGGTGACGCTTACCAGACATCACTGCTTTCGTTTATTGCATATACGCAGACATGGACTAAGAAGCCCTGGTTCACGTTCGTGTCGATGCACTTGCCCACCGCTTACAACAATCCCACATATGGCATGGCTTTTGCCAACGCTCAACAGCAACGGCAGTCGCTATCTGATATAAATCGCCATCTGGCAATCTATAACGGGTACGGGCTCATCGACAACAATTCGATCATGCGAATGATGCGTGATGGAGTTAGACGTGAGCACGCCCCTTTCGTCGTTGAAACCGCGTTCCGCTATTGGGGAAACTCTGCGAAATGGGGACTGCTCGCTGGCGGTACTATGCCAACGCTAAGTGCAGGTGTTTTAACTTTCAGCGCGTCCGCGTCCTATGTTTGTCGTTTGGACGTCACGGCGCGGGATGTGGACATATCCGCAAACTTCAACCCTCCCTCCGGTGGCGTTGATCGTATCAGCTACCGTGTCCAGAACGTGACAGATAACCTGTCTGGATATTCGGTGCAGTATGACCGAACGACAGGCGTGATTAACCTTTATTACCTGGCCAACGGAGTCGCTGCTTATACGGTTCCGAGCCCTCCCGGATTGGGCACACCCCACAATCTGCGAGTCAAAGCGACCGGGCCATGGCACGAAATCTTCTTCAACGGAAAAAGAGTGCTTAGTGCCGTTCACGGGACTTTGAACTATGCAGGGGCGATCCTTATAGGCTACCCGTCAGGCTCTTCTGGCGGAACAATCTCGACCCCTTATATCTGCTATGCCCCTGAGGATGTTGAAGCTCAGCAGTTCACCAACGAACAATATCTTCTTGGAAACTATCCCGCGGACTACAGTACAAACCCTGACAGTCTGGGCGGTGATGGAATTCACCACTTGTCCATCAAAGGCGTGTTTCTGCTGATGCTGCCTGCTTGCCAGCGATTCATCAACGACCTGAAACGCTTCTTTGAGCGTCCGCAGGTACTCGGGACGGCCGTCGGGACTAGTATCACAAACACCTCAGGCGCAATGGTCACGCTCGGGCAAGCCATCACAATTACGCTGAGTCAGACACAGAACGTGAAAGTCGATGTGACGTTCGGATATCAAAATACAGCCACCTCAGACGGTGTCTTGGCCGTCATGCTTGACGGTGTGAACACCCAGTCATGGTGGCTTGCTCCGACTACTGCAAACAATCCCGGGAACAACCCACGGCCACTCACCGTCTCGACAATCATGCAACTCGGAGCAGGAACGCATACAATCGACCTCGGTTGGCAGGGTACAAACCTGAGCAGTGGCGGTGGCGGTGGCACTCGTTACCTGACGGTCGCCGTTCAACCCTCCTAATGAGCAAGCATGACATCCGCAGTCGTTAGCGAGGCGATGACATGGCTCAACACCCCTTATCACCATCAAGGGCGGATTAAGGGCGCGGGGACTGACTGTGCAATGCTCCTGTGCGAAGTCTACGAGACCGTAGGCTTGATCCCGCACATAGACCCGAGGCCGTACCCACCCGACTGGCACTTGCACAGGAGTGAGGAACGCTATCTGCGATGGATCGAGGACTACGCAGACAAGGTCGACAACCCATTACCCGGGGATGTTGCGCTCTACCAGTTTGGGCGCACGATCAGCCACGGTGCAATTGTGGTCAGTTGGCCTACTATCATTCACGCATACAGGGGCGAAGGGGTTGTCCTCGCTGACGGTATGCAAGGCGCACTCGCGGGACGTTTAGCAGGGTTTTGGCGTGTGAGAGGAAAATAAAATGGGCGGTCTATTCGGTGGCGGTGGAACAATCAGTACGTCAGAACCTCGCATCGGGGCTCTGAACGTACAGACGTCGGCTTACGGCATGGTGATCCCTCTTGTGTGGGGTCGCCAGCGCATTCCGGCGAATATGATGTGGTATGGGGATTTCACATCTGTTGCACATACAACGACGCAGAGCTCTGGAGGTAAGGGCGGGGGCGTTTCGCAGTCGAGCACGACTTACACCTACACCACAGCGGTGGCGATGGGTTTGTGTGAAGGCCCGATTGTCGATATTGGTAGCGTGTGGAAAGACAAGACTCAGCTGACCACACAAACCAAGCCCGCCACGAACATCACCGTCAACAACGAGCCTAACACCGTACCCGCATCACCCTATCAGATCTCGGTAGTCTATGCATCGAACTTCGTGTCCGACGCTGGTGTCATGGGCGCATACGGAAACCCGTTCACGAACGTGTCGCCTGCAACTCCTTCAGCGACTGGTCAATACAAGGTTGCAGGTGGGACATACACGTTCTTTTCCGGAGATGCGGGAACGGGCATTCAGATCAGCTACGTCTACAATCAACCGACGCAAGTTATCAGCCCGCTGTCACAGCTCAACTTCAGTTTGTTTCAGGGTACTTCAAGTCAAGCGGCCTGGGGATATCTCACGAGCAAGCATCCAACGGAAGCCATCGGATATCAGAACACCGCTTACGTTGCAAGCGGGTCTTATGACTTGGGCGATTCAGCAGCGATGTCAAACCACAGTTTCGAGGTTCTTGGCCCGCTGCAATACGGGGCGGGGATTTTGGATTGCAATCCAAAAGACGTCGTCCTTGACTACCTGACGAACGCACGTTACGGCGTGGGCTTCAACGTCGCTCAGCTGGGCGATTACACTCAGTTCTCGAACTATTGCGTGTCCGCTGGTTTGTTCTACTCCCCCGCATTCACCGATCAGACTGCCGCATCTAGCGGGTTGACGGATCTGCTTGAGTCCGTGAACTGTGCGCCTGTGTTTTCAGAAGGGAAGTTGAAGATCATTCCGTATGGTGATCAGGCGATGTCTGGTAACGGCGCGACCTACACTCCGTCGGTGACACCGCTCTACGACCTTACCGACAACGACTTCCAAGGCATGGGGGAAGACCCGATTCAGGTGTCCCGCACCCGCCAGGCGGATGCGTTCAATCAGGTGCAGGTCGAATTCTTGAACCGACTGAACCAATACAACATTCAGATCGCTGAGGCCAAAGATCAGGCAGACGTGGAGCTCAACGGATTACGACCCTCCACGGTGTTTTCCTATCATATGTTCTGCGATCCGAACGTCGCTCAGCTTGTGGCCCAGCTCAAGCTCCAACGACTGCTGAACATTCGGAATTCGTATAGGTTCAAGCTAGGCTGGAACTACTGCCTTCTTGAGCCTATGGATATTGTGACGCTGACTGACTCCGGCCTGGGCCTGAACAGGTTTGCAGTTCGCATCACTGACATAGAAGAAGACTCCGACGGGCTGCTGACGGTGACGGCGGAAGAGTTCCAGGCTGGTGTGGCCACCGCTGCCCTTTACAGCTTCCAGAGCTCAGAAGGTTATGGTGACGGTCAAAATATCCTTCCTGGTTCTGTGAGTGCGCCACTTCTATTCGAGCCCCCGCTGGCGGTAACGAACGGTGACAGTCAGCTCTGGGCAGCGGTGAGCGGCGGGTCCACTTGGGGAGGCTGTAACGTGTGGGTGAGCCTGGACGGTCAAAGCTATCAACGAGTCGGACAGATCAACGGGTCGGCTCGTTACGGAACGCTGAACGCTACGCTCGGCGCACCGTCTGCAGACCCGGATATCACGAACACAATGGTCGCCTTGCTCAATGCAGACGGCCAGCTGCTATCTGGCACACAGGCCGACGTTCTGGCTTTCACGACCCTATGCTATGTGGGGGGCGAATTGGTGGCTTACCGCGACGCTACGCTGCAGGCGGTGCGGCAATACGGGCTCACGTATTTGAAGCGGGGCCTGTACGGCACCGCAACGTCCAGTCACTCTTCTGGAACTAGCTTTGCCCGCCTCGACCAAGCGATATTCAAGTATTCGTTCCCGTCCAACCTCGTGAGCAAGAACTTGTATCTAAAGTTCACGAGCTTCAACATGTACGGTAAGGAAGAACAGAATCTCGCGGAAGTGTCCGCCTACAGCTACACGGTGATCGGCGGTCTGCCTGCAGGCCCTGCTAACCTCGCACTCCAGGCACCCTTCACAGGGACCGAGTTCACCGCACAGTGGTCACCCGCTGCCGGTGCATCGTCTTACAACGTGCAGATCTGGAGCCAAGGCATTCAACGTCGCGCATTCATCACGACCATCACGTCTTTCCTTTACACCTTGGAAATGGCGACAAACGATGGCGGACCATGGCGTGACTGGACGCTGAAGGTGCAGACGGTAAGCGGTTCACAGGTGTCAGGATTTTCGCAACTGAACATCACGAACCCTGTACCCGCTGCACCGACAGGCATCACGACAAGTTCAACGACGACCAGTGTGACAATTAACTGGGCAGCGAACACAGAGACCGACCTGCAAGACTATCAAGTTTGGCTGTCGACAACCAACGGATTCACACCTGGAGCAGGAACCCTGAAATATACCGGCACGGCACTGACGACCACTATCACAGGGCTGACCACAGCGACGACGTATTATCTCTGCGTGGCAGCTCGCGACAAGTGGGGAGCAGGAACCCTGAACTATTCCTCACAGATTACTAGGGCAACACTTTGATATGACTACAGGCCTCAAGCATACAGAAGACTCAAACTTAGGTATGCTTTCCGCTTATAGCCCTCATACACTTGGGAGTCCCATCTTGATGATCAAAACAAAAGATGAACGAAATTCGGATGGTGCATCCATGAGCGCGGAGCAAGATCTGGCCGTTCAAATAGCTGCTCTGCGCGAGCAAATGAAAAACATGGCGTCCAGCGTGGAAACGATCAAGGTCTCAGTTGCGCAGATTATTCCGCTTGACAAGACCATTGCAGAGCTTAGCATCTACAAAGACTCGACGCAACGAGATATTGACCTTCTGTGGCAGCGACACGACCAGAGCAAAGACCGCGACGACAAGCTGAAGACCGATATCGACAACGTTGATATCAAGATCGAAGCGTTCCAGAATTCGTTCAACGGGGGCATGAAAGTCTTTCTCACCATGTTTGGCATCGTGCAAGCGTGCATCATGGGATCGGTCATATGGGTATTCACTCACGTCAACGATGCGGACATGGTGAACCGATTGCAGGATCAACGCATCCAACAGATCGAGATTCAAATCAAGGAGAATCGCAAATGAGCAGGCGTGACAAGATCAGAATGTCCCAATGGCTGGTGTTGGCAATGGCGTTCTACCTGACTGCGATGTATATCGCCATTCAGCCCCAACTCCAGACCGCCCTGTGGAAGTGTGGTCACATCACCGTCGGTGCCTTTGCGGGCTACTGGATCGACCGCAACCTCTACGGCCGTCTTGAGGCGGAAGCGGAACACGGACGCATCGTTGCACGGGCGATCGTTGTGGCCGCTGCCATACTAGGGATGGCGTTCGGGCTATGAAGGCCTACGCGGGGATTGTGTGCCTGCTGTGGGGTGTTGCTGCACTTGCGGCGCCCCCACAGGCCGCGCTCAAGTACCGTAGCCAGCTGACCCGCGAGGCTCAGTTCGTCTACGGGCTTGACGCACCCGTGCCCATGTTCGCTGCACAGATTGAACAGGAGAGCGGTTGGCGCCCCGGCATCACGGCTTGGGACGACGGGAGGGGGCTTGCACAGTTCATGGATCCTACAGCGGACACCATTGTTCGCCTGTACCCAGAACTCCAAACCCCTGAACCATATAATCCGAGCTGGGCAATTCGTGCGCTCGTGCGTTACGACCAGTGGCTCTGGAAACAGGTCAAGGGTGACACCGCTTGCGACCGCTGGGCGGCATCGCTCAAAGGGTATAACGCTGGCGCGGGCTATGTGCAGCAAGCCCAACGGAAAGCCGGCAAGCCCGGTATCTGGTTCGGCAAGACTGAATTTGTACTGACCCATCAGAGCCCCAAGAACTTTGAGTATTCACGCCTCTACCCGAGGTGGATTCTGCTGAAGCGTCAGCGGAACTATATGGGATGGGGTTCCTATACTTGCGAGGGGATTCCTTATGCTGAGCGATAACGTCAAGAACGCAATCATTGCGCTGACCGTGGGCCTGCTTGTTGGTGCGCTAGGCGCATGGACGCTGACAGGCCATCTTAAAGACCTTGAGTGGCAACACGCTATTGACAGACAAAAAAGCGAAGCTGCTACAGAACTCAAGACGCTAATCGACAAGGTTACCATTAAGGACAAAGAAGTCCTAACCTTGAAAGACCAATTGGAGAAAAATGATGTTCGAGCACAGCAAACCATTTCAAGCACTCTTGCTAATAACCGTCGCCTTGCTGCTCAGCTTGGTGGGTTGCGCGACCCAGGACGTCGGGCGGGTTGTCCAGGCCCCATGCCCGCAAGTCCCGCCACCGCCAGCAGCGATTCAACTGCCCCCTCCGGAAGTCAACTTTCAGAAGAGGCTTCGCAGTTTCTTCTTGAGTTCGCAGCCGACGCAGACCGTGCCGCTCAATACGCTCGCACCTGTCATGACTGGGCAGTAACGCTTCCTCAGACGTATCAGTTCCCACACTGAGGGTTCGCGGAGGCCCCGCCATGCGCAAAGCAGGCGGGGCTTTTTCTTGGCTGCTGGCAACTGGTCTGGAATGTACCGTCGTAATCAGGCCAACCCTTGGACGAGTCTTTAAGGTGCTCACGCACCATGTCACAGTAGAGCTGAGACTGAGCTTCCTCGTCCTCCATGTCCATGTGGCCTACTGCCCCCAGGATGACCACAAAGGCCACCACTCCTAACAGGATCTTCCAGAATGGGTCTGCTTTGCTCATGACAGATACCCTTGTTTCTTGAGCCAACCTTGGAACAACGACACGTCCCCGCGATGCACCTTGCCGCGGTGTTGCCACTTGTTCGACGGAGGGTAATACATCACCGCACCGTGTTCAGTGTCAACGCGAAAGACGTTCTTGGACTGCTCCCGTGCAGGAATGCGGAGCTCCTGAAGGCGTGCAATGTTCACCACTGCCTTCCCCTGACGCTTCTCTTTATGGTACGCCTTCAGCGCATTCATTTCTTCTGCCATATCACCCATTGTGTTCACCTTGTTTCATATGCTGCGCGGCGCTACGGGGCCGCGTAGGCCGGTTTTGCAGTGCTGCTGCCGTACTGGTATTGGCTGCACTGCATTGTCTGTTAAATTGCTTCTACAGCGATCCGAGCGGTCTGCAGAAGTGCTTCTAGCTTTGCAACTTGTTCCAGCATGTACTCTTTCGAATAGGTGGAGCGAATGTCTTCGACTCTTACGTCCTTCAGTGCTCTTGCTGCAACCTGCTGGCGGGCAGTGCGCTCCGACTTGTCTTTCCAGTAAGCGACATCACTGTCAATCCTCTCACCGTGACTCACCACCTTGCCGTTCATGCCACCCTCAACTTGATAGCCTTGTGCGTTGAAATAACGAATCACAGACCCATCATGGCTCGCGGTTACTTCCATCTTACCGCTAGGGCTTACGCGAGTTACCCGTCCAAAGTTTACGCAAGTCACATGGTCTGCCCATGGCAGGAAGACCACTTCTTGGCCGACGGTGACGTTGAGCTTAGCAGGTGCATTCATTTCATTCTCCATTGCGTTAAACATGACGCAAGCATAACATAGAATAATCCGGTCTATCAATAGACTTTGCAGATTATTTTTGTTGTAAATAAACAACTACGAGACAAGACTGGTCCAGCGGTGCCTTCACACCATTGCGCACCTCGCGCTCACTGGACGGCGTCACGTGTAGTGCGGCCTGGACCGCTTCATGCATTGCGGAAGGGAGTGACTCGTAAAGTCTATGAATCATCGATGCTTCCAGATCCGCTTGTGAGAGTTGTTCAATCGCTTTCCTGATAGGCTCCTTAGTTGACATGGTTGCAAAATTGCGTCCATGGATTAACTGTACGGGCTTCAGTGCCATCACTTATTGCGTTTTCGCATGAACCGTGCAACTCGGTGGCACGCTTAAATGGTACATGACGACCGTTTTAAGAAAGCAAGCTGATCACCCTCTACTCGGAAGCCTGATATCCAACGTCGCTCAGGATGCGGTATGCGTCAACCTCGTAGCGGTCATAATCGACATTGTCAGGAAACACTTCAGGCAGTTCAAGTAAGGGCATCGCACCGTCGGACCGTGGCACCTTGTTACCGTTCGACGCATACACCATCTCACCGCCCTGCTCGGTTGCGTAATACCAGCGAATGGACTTGCCGAGATACTGGCCGTCTTTTACTGCACCGCCTTTGACTGTTCGTACTGAGACGAACTTGCGAATGTCTTTGCACTCCCGGATCGTTTGCAGTATGGGCACGCCTTTGGTGAGGAATGCTTCAACAGCTTCTACGCAGATCTGGTTCGTGGGGTTCTTGTGCAAGCGGAGCGCCAGGTTCTTCTTGTCGGCCCACGGGTTAGCATAGGCGCCTTTGTTCTTTGTGGTGCCGTCGGGCTTGATCGCGATGTAGTTATTGACGTCCCGACTGTAGATCGCACGGTAAGCCGTCTCTTCTGTCTGGAAGCCTGTGTCGCGTTCCCACTGAGCAATGATTCCCTCCATTTCCGCGTGGCGCACCTTGGGGCACTTGATCACGATGCCATCGGTGTTTGCGCTGACGACTTGTATGCCCCGGATCTCCAGGCGCTCGATCAGCATCAGCAAGGACAGCTGGCCCGTCACCGTCACCTGGATCAACAAGTCTGGCGAATAGAGAACGCTGTACTTATTGCCGAGTTTTCCGAATGAACCGTTAATCGTAATCTTCAACGAATCGGCGATCACTTTGTTGCCAGCGGCCTTTGCAGCAAGTCGCCTCCCAACCAACTGCGCATAGACCCGAAGGAAGTTGGGGCCCAAGTGATGCGGGTAGAGCCCCTGATTAAGAATGATCTGCGGATAGTAGGACGTCACGTCACGGTCGACGATCACAGTGTGGTCATCAGCTTCGTGCTTCACGCACTGCTCGGAGCTGTGCAGACCGCCAATCCCCATGCGATAGACCCCCCCTGCGATCTGCAGATTGAGCTCTTTCAGCTCAGGGGGCATACCGATGTTCCCGTCCTCGGACACTACGAAGTCAGCATTTCTGACCACATTCAGCGCCCAGTTCATCAGCGGGCTTTCATACTTTAGGAAGGCCGGGATCTTGTATTTGTAGCGGGTGCCTATGTCGATGACTGGTTTCTGCGCACGCATCCCGTTCAGCTTTGCAACCTCGTCCGCAATGACAGCCTCTGCAATTTGTGCGTCGGACTTACTGCGGAGGTCCATGCCGTAGTCACTGCTCAGCGTTTCGCGGAGGTCAATCTGTTCTTTGAGGCACTGGTACAGAATGGCGGTGTCTGTCAAGTCGTTCACGCAATACCAGCGAACAATCGTAATCTGGTCTTCGCTGAGGAACGTCTCGGGGTGGAACGGTAGATCCTGCATCTTGGGGGCGTGCAACCTGCCACCGTAGATTTTCAGGCTTGCTCGTAGTGGTGCAACCTCGATCAGGTCAATGTGATCAACTTGGAGCTTCCTGACCTTGTATTGCTTCAGCACGTCCGAAGGCCTTGCACCTTCCAGAATGATCTGGTTCGTTGCGTGCTTCAGCAGTGCGCAAGGCTTACCCGCCAGCGCAAGGGCGGTGATCGGTAAGTCGAAGTTTATACTATTGAAGCCGACGGTCGTGAAGTTCTGCATCACCCACAGCATCTTGGCAACGTCAAACCCCTTGTCAGGGGTCATCTCAAAATAGATCACCTTGCCTGAAATAACGGAAGTGAACGCGGCTAGGAAATAATTCTGGTAGACCTCAATATCATAGATGAGGCGTTCACGGTTAATGCAAGACTGCACCAGCTCGTGATCGGTGAACAGGGGTACAGGGAACACACGTGCCTGTTCCAGCCCCGGCAGGTAGTCCGGACGCTCCCATGTACGCTCTGGAGGTGTTCGCTTAGGCTTTTCAGCCTTTGGGGGCTTGGCGACTGGCATGTCCTGCCAGAAGAAGCCGATCGAGTCACTGCGGGCCATTATTTGCGCATCCCGATAATGGCGCCACGCAACCTGTCACCGAAGAACATGCAGGGGCCCGGGTACATGGTCCAGTCTATTTTCGTCACTGGGCCGTCCAGCAGGCCCAGCATCTCGAAGCTATAGACGCCCTCGTGCTGTAGCTCAGGCACCTCGTAACTTGCCCCCTCCGTGGGGTCTGTGTGGGTGCTGAGCATACCGTCACCGAAGAATATGCGGCCCAGCTTGTCCGTGAACGGTTTGACCGTCTGCAGAGCAGTGAACAATCTCGGGTCAATTGGTAGCGGGTTCGATGGTCTGTCCAACACTTTGGCAAGGTTAGGCCACTCGACGCTATAAAGCTGAGTTCGTATCCAGCGACCGTCACTGTAATGGAACGTGATGCTATTGTCTGTCACTTGCGCGGAGACAGGAGCCTCGTTGATGCGGAGCATCTCTTTGACGCAGGCACGGGGCACGTTGAGCCGCTTCTGGAAGGTGTGGCCAAGCCAATACTCTGCCAGAATAATGTTGTTCGTTGCAAACAAGCTCTGACCATCCAACAGAACACCGTTAGACCATGGGCGCGACGCATCGTCACCGATGAACGGAGCCACTGTCTTTAGTCCGTCGAGCAAGGCCTGGCCGTTAATCCCAACAGGCTCACCCTCGGGTTCAACGTGCGGAGTGTCCCCTTCAATGCAGTCAACAAAGGCCTTAAATGCACCGGAGCGAATGCTAAGCCTGCCCGCGGGTGTCATGCTCAACTGAACCGTGTCGGTGCAGTTTGCAATGGCGCGAACCAGCGGCTCAGCTTTGGGCTTGCAACTGATGTCGAAGGGGATGGGGCTGCACAGCGCCAGCGTCCCGTTATACCCTCGCACGCGGCCATCGTTGATCACGAAGTGAGTCAGGGCGGGTAGGAAGTCTTTCTTGGCGACCGCCCCCATGGCGAATTTGAGTTTGGATAACATCTAGAAGAGCTCCTGGATTCGGTTCGTAAATTGTTCGTAATTGTTCTGGGCGTTCATCATCCCGTTAATGACGCCGTATGCCCACAGGTTAAACGCGGCACGTGATTCATAGACAGTTGACAGGCGCTCGTAAGTGAAACCCTCACGCTCAAGCATCTGCAGAACGAGGTCTTGTTCTATGGATGTCAGCGTGCTGACGTGCTGACCGGCGTCATGCCTAGCGGGTGACTTCTCAGACACCGACAGCGGTCCCCATTGAGGAGTCACAATGCTACCGAAGGCCGCAGACTGGATCCAGGAAGACGAGTCAACCGAATACCATGGATAACGCTCCATGATTGGCACAGCGGTAATCCCGAACCCGTGTACCTTGAGGCGGGGGCGTCCGCTACCGTCGGTCAGGTAGCGTTCCCACATACGGTCCAGCCAGATGCAGAGCTGCTTCGTTGAGCTGCCCACCATACCGCCTAGGGTGATGTATTCATAGTTCTGAACATAATACTCGAGATAGCGCTCGTCCTCACCAGCGTGGAAACACGGTAAGGGCTTCGCTCCAAGCTGCTCCATGGCCATCTGGTTCTGCCACGTCTTCAGCGGGTCACCAATACCGTCCAGCACAGACGCCATGACCACACCGTCCTCGACGCGCCAGAGGTCAATGTTCCGCTTGATATATTCGCAGTAAGTGGACAGATCAATATCCACACCCAAGGTGAAAGCAGAGAACGCACCGGAGTCAAGAAACACCTTTGCATCGTTTACTCGCATGGCGTCCACATAGCGCTGCTTTGAGACATAGTGAAACGACTCGAGGATATGCGGAATCCCGTTGACAATTTGCCGCTCACGTTCGTTCAGCTCTAGATAACGGTTCTGGCCCTTCATATAGTTATTGCTATAGACCGCAGCCATGAATATGTTCATTCCCAGATTCCTCAGATAACGGTCTGGCGGTTATTTTGCAAGTGTTAGAAACTCAGACCGCGTCTGGGGCTCGTCCTTAATAGCCCCGCGGAGAGCTGTGGTCACTGTATGGTGGCCTTGTTGGCATATCCCACGCGACTCCATGCACAAGTGACGAGCCTTAATTAAAACGCCCACGCCGAGCGGTTGCAGGTGCTCAACCAGTGCATCCGCAATCTGGTTCGTGAGTCGCTCCTGCACTTGCAAACGACGTGCGAATGCGTCAGCAAGACGGGCCAACTTGCTCAGGCCGACAATGCGGCCGTTCGGAATGTACGCAATTGAGCAGGTCCCAAAGATGTCCGCCAAGTGGTGCTCACACTTGGAATAAATTGGGATGTCCTTTACTATGACCATCTGATCATATTTCTCACCACCGTCTTCGAACGCCTTCATTATCTTGGCAATGTCAACTCCGTAACCGCTTGTCCAGTGCGCCCAGGCCTTAGCTACACGGGCAGGAGTTTCAGCAAGGCCTTCGCGCTCATGGTCTTCCACCAGTGATGTGAGCATTCCCTTGACATGGGCCTGGAGAATATGGTTATGTTCTTCTTTCATTTTAATTCCTTACGCGTAATATGATGCGCTGCACTTTGCAGTCTCTTCAATGCGAACAGATGTGAGCGACACACCAGTGCCCGCAAGCTGAAACGGCCCAATGACTTGGACAAGGTACTGGGCCATGTTTTCAGCCGTGGGATTGAATGGGACAAACACAAGAGATTCTTTGAAACAAAACTTCTCGGCGGTCTCGCCTTGTTCCGACATAAGTCGCGAAGATTGCTGCATTACAGAGTCGTGCTCCCATGCCAGGAATTTATGGTCCCAGTTATGCTCCACCCACATGCACAGTTTTTCTTTAATGACACCAAAGTCAATTACCCTGCCAACGGTGTCTAACTGTTGAGCTTCGCAAACAAAGTGAATCCGATAGTTGTGGCCGTGCAGGTGACGGCACTTGTTCTCGTGACCGACTACACGGTGACCCGTGCTGATGTCGTGATATCGTTCTGCAGTTTGTTTCATTTTGTGAACCCCTCAAAGACGTATTGATATTCCGTGAAGAATGGGTCTTTACCGAGGTCATCAACGTACTCAGCGGGCACTGTCTGGCGGCGCGAAATAATGGGAGTGTGGCCACATGCTTTCATGTGTGCTTCCAGGACTTCAGGAATTGGGTAGTTGCTGGATTGATTGCTGAGGATTACAAACTCATAACGCTGGCGGGCTTCGTCCAGATATTCCACCACATCTTGAAGAATTCGGCGGGCGCTCGCTACCTTAAATTCCGTCACTGCTGTATCCCCTAGAAGCTGGCCAAGTGTGTCCGCCGTGGTCTCGTATTCTTGCGTATAGCTTCCATCTTTCCAGGGCCAGGCAAAATCACAATAGATAAACTTTCCAGTGTGGTTTTTCAACGTCTCGAACAAGTTTCCACGAATAGCGCGGTAGCCAGGGAGCTTCGGTTGCTGGCTGATGAACGCCAGCCATTTATCCACCAGTTCTTTGTCAGCAACACGGCCTGATTCTGGGTTATATCCGTAAGCCTCAATGAGTGCCGCTCCTTTAGCTGCAATCAATGCAGCTTCGACATCCCCACTCAGCGCGAGCCCGATGTGGTGACTGTAACAGCCTAGGTCATTAGAGATGGGGCGCAATCCGAGTTCATGTGCCACATGATAACTGATCGCGTGACTGCCTGCATTAGTTTCAAACAGGGTGTCCCCTTCTTTAGCGCCAAGCCCGACAAGTAATTCGGAAACGAACGGAACAAAGCGACGCTGATTTCCGAAGTACGGGAACCACAATGGGGAAGGTTTAAGTAAGTGCATGATGTGTCCTTTCAATTGACGTAGTTGATAACTTCTGGAAGATTGTTAATCTCGAATGCTTTGCGACGCATGTAGCACGGTCCGCAGGTTCCGCAGTGCAGCTCACCGGCACGGTAGCAGCTCCACGTGAGGTCCATCGGTGCGCCCAATTGGTTGCCCAGCGCGACAATCTCATGCTTCATAAGGTTGCCAACAGGCATTATCACACGCATCCGCTTTCCATCGCCAACAGCGAAAGGAAGAAGGTCGTTAAAGCGTGCAATGAACTCAGGTTCGTTGTCAGGGTAGGCGCCAGCTTCTTCAAGGTTGTTACCGAGAACGATAGTGCTGATCCCTCGTGCCTCCGCAAAGGCTGTGGCTACGCTCAACAGAAGCAGGTTCCGGGCAGGAACCCACTCATGCGCAAACTCGGCACCAGCTTCGCCTCCTGCCACCTTGCTGTCAGGGTCAAGGAGCGGTGAGTCACCTTTCGAATAGACGTTCAGCGGAAACAATGTCAGCTCAGCGTCCAATGCTTCTGCGACCGCTTGCACCGCCTTGACTTCAGGGCCTTCAGCGCGGCTACCGTACAGGAAGTGAATCAGGTGGATACCCATGCCCAAGGCTTGCTTCGCATACGCTGCACTGACCACACTGTCCAGGCCACCACTGCAAACGACAAGAGCTCGCTCGTCCAGGCCTGGCTTGTATAGCGACTCTGACACAATGTCTTCCGACGCTGTGAAGCGAGCGACGGTGTAAGGGGTCAGCATACGGGGCGCCCATTGCTTGGGCAGGTAGTCACGGGCACTTGCGAAGAAGTATCCATAAGGCGTGTCGACGTACCAGATCGGACGGTAATTTGCCGCGACGTACATGGTGTCGGTTTGACCTTCAAAGGTGGCCAGAATTGAGAAGCTGCCTTTCAGCTTGCGCACCACTTCGGCAAAGTTCTCCAGCGTAGGCGGTAAGGGGGCCAGCTGCTCAGCGATCGCTGCGCTGTCAATGGTAGTGGGAAGGCTACCCGTGCGAAGGCCCTTGTCGTTGGCAATGGTCCCGTTATGCACGATCGACCACGGTCCGTCGGTGTAGGGTTGCTGATCGGACAGACGCTTCTCCCGTACGAACTCCGTCGTAGGCTCAGCGCGAAGGTTGCCTACGACCACAGCGGACCGGCAAGGCGTGAACAGGGTAGGGGGCAAGACGCGGAAACCTTCGCTCCTGGAAGTCTCGCGGTAAGACTGGGACTCGGCTTCGCTGCTTGAATTGATCACGTACCCACGACCGTCACGTCCACGCTCGTGGCTCTTGGTCCAGATCCCGTCCAGGATCACGTTGACTGCTTCTATCCGGTTGACGTCCAAACGACGCACCAGTGCTCCAACTATTGAACACATATATCACTCCAATCCGATATATTTGTGGGTCTGCACTTGCAGAATGAAACCGTGATACGTTGCATTCGCCACGCACTCATCGACGTTCAGCTTGTTCTGGTGTTCGTTCTTGTCATCACATGGTTGGATGTAGATCATACCCTTGTAAGCCTCAGGAGGTCGAGCCAGGAACGGGTGGGCAGTGTGGTCAAGCGCACGGGAAGGGAGTCCGTCAGACATCGTGTCGCCGCAGGTCGCGACGTACTTGAAGGCGCACGCAATGGCGCCAATGACGGGATTGACCTTGCCTGTCTTGGGACTGCACACGACGAACACCGCATCGCGCCGCGTCAAGTCTTTTGAGCACAGTTCAAGGAATGCAATGTTGGGAGGGGACAGCGTTCCGTTCGTTTCAATCTGAACGAAGAAACCTGCCTTCAGCAGCTTCTCGCAGAGCTGGAAGATGTCCTGACGGAAAGGTTCACCGCCTGTGATGACCACGAGCCGCAGCTTCGTTCCCTGCACCCATGTTTCAGCAGCGCGAACAATGCTGTCAACGGGAATGCGTTCGCGGGTCGACGTGTAGTCGGTGTCACACTTGGGGCATTGAAGATTGCACCCTGCAAGGCGAATGAAGAGTGCAGGGAAACCAGTGAATGGGCCTTCACCTTGGATGGTGCGGAAGACGGAATGCACGTCTAACGACCCGTCAGCAGGGGTGTCAAGTCCTGGGACTTGTCGTTTTTCAATGGGTTGATTGTTCATCAAGACTCCGATAGGTTGCGGGCGATGCCCGGAGGTTGCGGATTAGTCCAAAAAACAAGGGCGCCGGAGCGCCCTTGTTATGAGGCAGCAGACGCGCAGTTTAACGTTCTGCAGGTTACGCGGCAGCTTGAGCCGTTTCGGTAGCAGCCGGAGCAGGCTTGCTCACGCGACCTTCGATGCCGTGGAACTTCTTCCAGCGAGCGTATTCGGTGCGGATGTTGCTGGCGTTCAGACCACGAGCTTCACCAACAGACAGCGCATCGCCCACGGGGACGGGTCGGCCCAGCTTGGAGCTCAGCTCATCGAACACTGCCCAGGCACGGCCGCACAGACCATCGGGGCCGGGACGGCGGACACCGTTTTGTTCGGGCTGGCGGACAGCTTCCTTGGCCGCTTTGGCGTCTTCCTTGGCCTTCAGCTTCGCAGCCTTTTCGTCTTCCTTGGCCTTCTTGGCAGCGGCTTTTTCAGCTTCCTTGGCAGCTTTCTTGCCTTCGGCTTCAGCCTTCTTGGCAGCGGCCTTCTGGTCTTCGGTTTGCTCAGCGGAAGCAGCGGTCTTGGCATTCATGATGAAATCCTTCAATGGGTGAGTTAAGTGAACGGGAACGTTCTTGGGAACGCGGAGCGCACTATAAAGACCCTCTTACCTGTATGCAAGAGGGTTCGTTTAGTCAAACTGGAATGCGCGATTTTTGCCAGCCCCCTAGTGCAGTTGAGGAAGTCGTCCTCTTGATGTTATGGTCGGATTCGAGCGTGCTCATCATCTGCTTGCGTAGCGCGAGCACGGTCTTGACGTCAACAGGCTTACCCGCGTCTTCCCACAGCTTGTCAGCCACCGACCAGATCACCGCACGATTGCCGCCACTAGGGGCCCCGATAGGTTTGGCCTGTACGGTAACGGCGGCCTGTACGCTTGCGGGCAGCACGGGGGCAACTGGTAAGGGCGTGCCCGGCTGTAGTGCAAGGGGTTCGGGCTCGAAGAGCTCCTGCAAGCGTGCAGGGCTGGAGGACCCTTTCACGTAGCGGTAGAAACCCTGATCGGCCATGCTAATCTTCCGCGCCTGGACCTCTACCTCGAACGCATTGAACACTGACTCAGGGAGCGCCATGCCTAGCTGCATCACAGCCTGGAGCAAGTGATCGCGGCTGAATCCAATGTGGTCAACCCCTGCCGTATTGCGGTGCAGGAACTTGAGTTCCAAGTCAGTGAACCGAGCATAGGATCCCAGATGGTCGACAGGGAAAATCGCGACCGCGGAATGAGCGATCTCGATGTGGGCAAGGTTGCCCAGGGCAGAATTGTTGGCGTGTTTGTACGCGAACACCATCTTGTCGCAGTTCACTAGAACATACATGGCGGGTCAACCTAACAGATCGAAAATGTAATCGGGTTCGAGTCCGAAGTCTTCGTAAAGAAGCTCTTCTGGATCCTCGCCTTGTGCAACACGCTCGCGAGCGTCCTGCACAGCTTCCTCAGCAGCCTCGAGAGTCATGCTGTCCCGTTGCATAAGCACTTCAATGATTGTTTGCATTGCTTCTCCTTGGCGGGGACTCCCCGCACTGGTGCGAATCACTTAGCCTGACGACCGCGAATGCCGTTGAACTTGCGCCAGACGTAGAACTCGCAAGACACGTTATTCTTGTTCCAGCCGTGCGCCTCAGCCAGTGCGGGCAGATCCTTGGCGGTGATGGTAGGCTGTGCATCGAATGCGGCCCACACTTGACCACACACGGTCCCGGACGAAGGACGGGTCACGCCATTCTGCTTTGGGCGGTCTTTCTCGATGTTGTAACCCTTGCTCACATTCTCGCGTGTGTAGCCGGTGCGGATTTCCTTGCCAGTGCTGGCGCTGTACGTCGTTTCGCAGGAGTGGCAGAACAAGCTGACGCCTTCGTTGGCCCATGTCTGGTCGCGCTCTTTGCCACACTTGGGGCACTTGTGAACATTCGTGTAGAGGTAGCCTGCCAGCTTCTCGGTCTCCTCAACGACTTTCGGTGCAGCGGGTTCAACCTTCTTACCGTCACGGACGACCGTGACGTTCTTTGCGGGTGCAGGAGGTGCAGGAGGTGCAACAAAGTCAGCAAACGGGCTACGCGAGGGATCTGTGGCAGGGGTTTCCTCTGCGACGGGTTCCTGCACAGCGGCGGTGGCTGCAACCAGTGCGGCACGCATCCCGTCATTGTTCATCTTGCCGTAGTTCTTGACGCCGTGTTGCTTGCAGGCTTCGCGGAGTTCCGTCTTGCCCATTGCGTGGAATTGGTTGTTTGTTGCTTGCATTTGATTTCTCCTAAAGAGGTTGAGGTACTTGGTTAATGAGCGTCTTCTTGTCACCCATGACCGCAACTGTAGAGCTCTTTTTGACCTGATGCAAGCGATTTTTGGGCTTGCCCACAAAAATTTCGCTTCTAGTCATAAATGTCTTGTTTTTGCAACTAGAAGGGAATGTCGTCATCCATGTCCAGATCTGTGCTGGGCTTAGCGTGCCCAGGCGTGTGCAGGGAGCGGGACGATGCAGCGGTGTCGACAGTGGGTGCGCCTTTTCCATCAGGCTCTTGTGTGCTGAACGCGGTTCCATCAAAGCAGTGCGCCAGGATCTCAGGATACTTCTTGTTCACCCATATACGCAAGTGGCCGGCAGCTTGTAGAGTCTCCGCTTGCTCAAGCGCGAGCGCAGTGCTCTCAGGGAACGGTGCGCCGTTGCTACGCTGAGCCCACCATTGGCGGGCCTTGCGCTGTGCGAAACCCTCATGCTGGATGCAGACGTACTCCTGAAACATCCGTAGGCCGCAGTAATAGCTGACCTTCATCATTGGAGGCGCTCCCATCTTTTCGTGAGCGGAATAGGTGATATGGTCAACCTTGAACACTTCAACGATAGGCGCCTCCCCCTTGATCAGCTCTTGCGTGCTGGCGTACTCTTTCAGCTTGACAGAGAACTTGAACTCAGCTCCGCAGCAGATGCAATGAGTGACGCTTGCGTGATTGTAGGTCGCACAGCTTCCGCACAGCTTCACAGGTGCCTCTCCGCCCTTCTGACCCTTCTTACGAGGTATGACAGGATCGTTAATAGGCCCCAGGCGCCTTGTGTTGCCCGCAAAGTCAAGAACGAGACAGTTCTCTTTCGCGTGGAATGGACGTGTTCCGCGACCTAGCATCTGCACCCATAACACAGGCGAAGCGGTAGGCCTGAGCACCACAATGAGGTCGATTCCTGGAAAGTCAAATCCTGTGGTCAGCACGTTGTTATTCACTGCCGCCTTGTACTTACCAGCCTTGAACCCTGCGATGCCTTCGTCGCGCTCAGCGTCGGTCATTTTGCTATGGATGACCACAGAGGGCACGCCCAGCGAGTTCAGCATCGCGCCGACGTTCTCCGCGTGCTGCACCCCTGACGCAAAGATCAACCAGTGGTTCCGGTCACCTGCCTGCTCAAGCGTCTCTTTCAGCGCCGCATAGGTGATCTCGTCTTTGTCGACAGCCAACTGAAGCTCCGACTGGACGAATTCGCCACCTCGCATGTGGATGCCGTTTGTGTCAAGGATTGCCTTCGTCTGCTTCGGGACCAGCGGGCACAGATAACCCTCAGCGATCAAGCGGTTGAACGCTGCCATCCCGGTGATGTCGAAACAGATATCGGTGAAGATACCGTCTTCGGTGATGCGACCATGCCCAAGGCGCCAAGGGGTAGCGGTGAGCCCGATGACCTTCAGGTGTGGACAGGACTGCCTCAATTCCTTCAGGAGGGCCTGATACATGGTTTCGTCGTTGGGACTAACGAGGTGGGCTTCGTCAATGATAAGCAGATCGGTTCGACCGAACAGGTGCGCCTTCTTTGCCACCGACGCAATACCCGCGAAGGTGATAGGCATGTATGCCTCTCGACGGTTAAGACCGGCGCTGTAGATGCCTGCCGGCGCATTGGGCCAGAAGCTGATCAGTTTGTCATAATTCTGCTGAATGAGTTCTTTGACGTGTGTAAGCACCATCACACGCTGATTCGGAAAGTACCGAAACACGGATTCAAGGAACATCGCAATGACGACGGACTTACCAGTCCCCGTCGGAAGAGCCAACACGGGATTCCCCTGCTGGCTTCCGAAATAGTCATAGATGCTCTTGACCGCCTCAACCTGATAGGATCGGAGCTGGAGCAGCATCAGAACACCTCGTATTCGGGGCACCCGCTAAGCTGGCGCTCTTTGCTCAGCACCTCACCAGCACCAGCACCGTCAGGCTGAGTCGGTCGGTTGCAATACCATTTCCCGTCTTCCATCGGTTCGCTATGTTTGCAGGTGCGGCAGTTACGTTCGGGCGCCAGCTTTAGGTGGCAGACGGGTTTGTGGTCACACCACTGGCACGCAAACCAGCCAGGGGACTCGCTCACCTTGGATGGTGCCTGTTTCAGCATGATCAGCGTTCTGCCACGGTCAAGGAACTGGTCTGCAATCGCTGTATCAAGGTGGACAATCTCACCGTAGATTTCATCGTTGTTTTTGTTCACCGCCATGTAGAGCGCGCACGCGATGCCCATCTTGCGCATGTAGGTATTCATCTGAACGTAGTGTTCAAACTTGGCAGCGCGAACGCCTTCCTTCACCAGCTTCTTAAAAGACGCATCGTTGTGAGTCTTGAACTCAAGCAGGCAAGCGGTCCCCTCAGGCACATCGGGAATCCCAATAGCCACACCGTCACCGCTGCCCCCAAGGTGCCCGCCGACGTCGCTGATACGGAACTGGTTCCCGTTCTCGTCTTGTTGGTACACGGTGCAACCAATGGCCAGCAGCATCGCGATGAAGCGTGCTTCTTCAAGGTGCCCGCGGTTGAACAGGCGCAGGATGCGGCCGCCGAATTTCGGCATGGTGGCCCATCGGAAGCTGTACCAGATGGCGCGACCACATTCGCTACCCAGGATGGAGGCGCCTAAGTGGGTGCGGAATGGCGCGTCGTGACCGCGAAAGGCGTCACCCATATGAGGAATCACCTTGCCCAGGAATTGGCGGAAGGCTGCACCCTGATCGGATGAAATTTGTTGCTCAATGAGCTTCAGTGTTTTCGTTGCGAGTTGGACCATTTCAAACCTCTATAGGTTCGACGTGAACACCGGCACGCCTTAAAAAATCAATGCCCGCTTCGTCACGGTAGACCTCACGGTAAAAGACCTCTTTCACCCGTGCTCCGTACAGGCGCTTAGCGCATTCTATACAAGGTGCGGTCGTTACAAAGACTGATGAGCCGACGCTGGATACGTTAGACCGAATCACCTTGTCCAGTGCGTTCTGTTCCGCGTGAATAACTTCTGGCAGGGTCTTGGACCCGTCAACAGTCTCGCAATCGTTGCTCCAGCCCTCAGGAGTGCCATTGTATCCGATAGCGATCACCGTGTCGTTTTTCACAACAATGCAGCCCACCTGACGTCTCTTTGCATAGCTCAGCTGAGCGTAGATTTCAGCGACCGCCATATGGGCGTGTTTCATACGGGCTTTCATGCTGGCACCTTGTAGAACTTGTGATTACCCCATTGACCCACATACGCCAGCGACTTCGCCCAGTAAGGGAGAATTGACTTTTCGTGGAAGAAGGTGGCGCCACTGGTGCGGTCGCGCACCAGCATGGAAACCCGTGCAACTGCAAGGCAGTTATTCCACACGCGGGAATGGAAGTCGGGTAGAGCTGACTTCCCCACCTTGCCGTGTCTGACGTCGGTGATGGTCCAGGAGAATTGATTTCGTGCAAATACCACGTCGCAGACTGATTTGTCCTGTTTCTTGGAGCGGTTGAGGGTCACCATTGCGACCGCCATCTTACCCTCTACAGGTTCTCCGCGTGCTTCCTTGTAGATGTTGAGCGCCAAGCACATCAGCGCAGTCGTGAAAATAGCCATTTGCGCCTCAAGGTAGTTTGTGTCTGTCGGGGCACGATGCGCAGACACCCTTGACCAGCCGTTGCGAGAATCCCCCACGGAGGTCGCACTCCCCAGGAACACCGACAGGCATGTTTGCAACCCGTTGGCGTATCACGTTGACCTCTGCTTCAAGCAGAGGTCCAGCCAGGTCCTGTGCGTGATCTACTTCATCCGCCATTGTTCTTCCTCGTTGTAAGGGAGCCCGAAGGCTCCCTTAGTTTAATGAGCCAGCTTCAGCTGGAATTGTTGGGGCTCTGCTTTGTCAGCACGAGCCAAGGCGTCCGAGTCGCTGTACTTGTCAGGATAACGCTTCTGGAGCTTCTCGATGTTATGCTTCAAGGTGACCTCCTCGAAGCTGAAACCGTGCAAGTCGCTCAGGAGGCTCAGTGTGGTCACGTAGAGGCTCAGCTGGCGCTTCATGATCTCGTGGTCCAATTCCTTGCCGTAGATGGTGTGAGCCTTGACCACAGTCAGCACCTCTCCCGCGTAGTGGGACGCCAGCATTGTCAGCGCCACAGGGTTGCGGCCCAGCACAGCGACGGCAAGCTCGGGAGACATTTCGCTTGCCAGACCAGGCTCGAGAATCAAGTCTTCAAACTTCCAACCCATGACGTCGGACAGATAGGCGGAATACCAGCACACATCACCCATCTCTTCCGGGAGGTTCTTGGGGTCGAACGGCAGCTTCATCCATGCACAGGCAACGGTGAACGCCAACTCGCCAGCTTCACTGCCCAGGCCGAGTGCAGCGTGAATCAGGTTTTCAGCAAGCGTCGGGAAGATCTTTGCGGTACGCATCGCAAGAGCTTGATAATCTTTTAGTTCCATTTCAGGTTCCCAAAGGAAAGGGCCCGAAGGCCCTTTCGGGTTGATTACAGCATCGCCCGCAGTTGGCTGATGAGGGGAGCGAGCTGCCACACCACGAAGGAGCCCATTTCGTTCGCTTTGGATTCGAGATCATTCAGGACGCGGTGTCTAGGGTGAACGGCCACTTCCTCAGTGGTTGCAGTCTTGGTCGTGGCAGAAGTGTCTGCCACATTGGTGTCCGATTGAGCCGTCGTGGTGTCCACGGCAGCGTCAGCGGATGCGGTGTCTGCCGGAGCAGAGGTGTTTTCAGCTTGATCCATTTAGAATCTCCTAAGGGTTGCAGGTCAAAGAAAGAGCAGACAGAGTCCGCTCGGGAACGGGAACTTACTGAGCAGGCTGAGCCCAGGGCGGAACCGCACCAGCAGGCTGAGCGGGTGCGTATTGCGGCGCTGCCTGTTGCGGTGCAGGTTGAGCAGCGGGAGCCTGTTGCATCCAGGGCGGTGTAGGCGCAGCTTGCTGAGGAGCTTGCTGCTGAACGGGTGCCTGCTGAGGTGCAGCCTGCCAGGGTTGCGCAGCGGCAGGAGCTTGCCAAGCAGAGGGCGCAGCTTGCGGAGCGGGCTGCACAGGCGGCGCATACTGCTGGGCCTGTGCAGTGGGTGCGGGTGCGTATTGCTGCGGCTGTGCGCCCCATGCTTGCGGCGCTGCCTGTTGCGGGAACTGGTGAGCGGGAGCCTGTTGAGGCGGAGGCTGGAATGCAGCGGGTGCAGCGGCGTGAGCTTGTTCAACCTGCTCGTTGATGTTCTTGAAAGCGTTGATTTCGTTGGACGCTTCGTAGTCACCGCTGGCGGCGCGAACCTTCACCTTAATCTTCAGCGGACGGTTATGCAGCATGGAAGAGTCTGCGATCTGCAGAATGCCCACAGCGTGAGCAATTGCGCTCAGTTGCTTGTAGGCGATTTCCTGTGCCACGGGATTGCCGTTGCGGATGTTCAAGCGCGAGAACACTTTGCGGTTAACGAACTGACCGTCGATCACGTTGAAGCGGAGTTCGAGGTAAGCACCCGAACCGTCCTTCGTGGGTTTCAGTTCAGACTGGTCGATTGCCGCGTTATACCAGCCTGCGGGAATCGCCTCCAGTACGCCAGCATCCGGTGCGACTTGCGATGCATCAAAATTCAATTGTGCCATGGTTTAAGCTCCTGAGTTGGGCGTTAGATACGGTGCCCGAATTACCGCGTGAAAAGATCGATGCCAGAGGTCTTATACAGTGCCTCAGCGAAACTGTTCCATCCATTGGCAGGAGGGGCGGGAATGGGTAACTCGCCCAGCATACCAAAACGATTTCCGGCGGTATAGGAAGGCGTTCTTGACAGTGCAAGAACTCGACCCTTATTCTGTGACACGCCGCGAGTCATGTTGCTCTTGTCCGCAGTCATCAGGTAGATCGGTTCATACAGGAAGCCAATAACGTCAGCCCATTGCGTAATCAACTCACGCTTACCGTAGGTTTTCTGATTCTTTGGGGAATGCAGAAGCAAGTCCCAAGAGTCATATTCACCGCTTGTTGGATCCATAATTTTGGAACTAAAGACGTGGCAGGTCAACACGATGTTAATCCCGCCAAAGACCGCCAGTTGATCCAACTGCTTGAGCAGTCCTTCGAACACCGCGTTCGCAAGGTTGTAGGCCTTACCGTATGCACCGTGAGCGGATTCCATGGTGACCGTCTTGTTCGACCCTGGCTTGTATGTGGGGTCGAGGCGCAAAACATGCTCATGAATGTGACGCTCCAGTGCGGTGGCGCTGTCAAATACGATGGTCTTGTATGGGAACTGACCACGCTGAGCCGCTGCCGTGACTTCGGTCAGCAATTGCTGCACCTCGTCGAAGCTCTGGAGCATAGGGGTCTTCTGCACGTTCACCCCTGCATAACCTACTTCCAGCGGCACCAGTAGCGAAGCGGGGGCGCCTGCACTGAGGGTCGTCTTACCCATCTTTTCCTGACCCGCAATTACCATGCGAATTCCTGTGCGAGTTACTCCGCTCGTCACGTTCTGCAGTATGCTCATGGACTTTCTCCATTGTCAAAATTGTCCGCGAGCTTCTGCAAGCGGGCCTGGATTCCAGCAATCTTCTCTCGCTTCGCGTTCCAGACAGTGTGGTCAATGTACTTGTTCACGTGTGAGCTGACAAGGTCATGCAGGTACGGAGGTGACAGGGCATCAAGCTCCCAGCTTTCGCCGCCATACTGGCGTTGATATTCTGTATAACGACTGTCTGTGACTTTTGCAGGATTGGGCGGGAGCGACTGCTCTTCGATCTGGCCCATGTTCAATGCAATACGACGGAAGTCAATGTTGACTTGGTGCCGACTGAAAAGGGATAACCTTTCCTTAAGATCTCTTGTCATATCCATACCGCTAGGGTCGTGATCCCCAAGGTGCAGAATCACAATTCTCTGGCAAGCCCGCATTATACGGGTCCGGGCAAACTCTCTCAACATCGTCGCGCTTGGATACCCACGAGCAGGAAGCAAAGGAACGTCAAATTCTTTGCAGGTACGCCCAAGCTCGCCTGCCAAGGCTTCCTTTTCAATGACGCAGAATATCCGGGTTTCTTGTCCATCCCATAAATCCTCATTGTAATGGCTTGCGACAGCGTGAAGGAGCTGTGAACCGCTTACCCAATGGTTTTGTTCAAGAAACCCACGAGTAGGGTCTTCAATTGCATCCCAATCTATAAGACCTGCCAGACGTGCATTGGTCAAAAGCGCAACGATGTTGTCATAGCTGCGAACGCTGTTCTCAATATGCCCACGGGCCACGAGTTGGTAATAGAGCTGGCGAATGGTGAGCAGGTAACCCGCCCCCTTGTATTCGTCAATGATGCCGTCAACGATGCTAATCAGCGCAAGGCTTGCCTTGTGGAAGCGGGGAGCTTCACCGTAACTCTCTTTCATACGGGCACCCACGAATCATAGACGTCGTAGTAACCCGTCTGACCATGCACGGTGAACGTCAAGGTTCCCTGGCTTTCCAGCCAAAGGATTTGCCCGTTATAAGGGCCACCCCTCATTAGATGAGAGCGCTTCACTACTTTCTTCACTTTCATTTCGGTTCTCCTATATCAATTGGGTCACGGAAACCAAGCCACACGGGAAAGCGCGGAGCTTCCTTCACGCCCACCTCGAAATGTTTGTACTTCGTGACCTTGCCCAGAAGCGTGTCTTGTGCGTTCCACAATTGCTGGCGCTGCGCCGCGCTGTATCCGGTTCCAATGCTGAACTCAATACCAGTAACGCAGTCACGGACCTTCAGCGCCCCTAGCGTGGCCATGGGCACCTTCCCATCAGCGTGGCTGCTTCGTTTTGTGTAGCCCAGCTCATCAAACGTAGCTTCGTTTGCATTGTGCATCAGCTCCTCAAATCCAATAACCACAGCTTCCGAGTCCGCAAACCGCTTCAGCTTCAGCAGGTGGCCTTCTCTTGCGGTACTGCGCCCGAACTTGTAAATGCTTTCCACTTTGCGCAGCATCACGCCTTCGTATCCTTGGGCTAGCGTTTCCTGTTCGAACTTGTCAAGCTCCTCCTGGCTCGTCACCAGTAGCTGAGGAAGTAGCTTGACACGCGGGAACCGTGAGAGGTATTCCGTGTCTAGTGCAAGCTGCAAACGGCGCAGGCGCGTCGCGTAGGGCATAGCGGGATCTGTCCAATAATCAAAGACCCAGAAGGTGAAATCGGGTTCCCCATCATGGGACATCACGCCCGAGGTAGTAGATTGCATCACGTTTTTGTCGTTAGCAGGGCCTACCGTAAGTTCCCCGTCCAAACCTTCTAAGCCCGTGTTACCGAGACAGCTCTGAACGTACCCGTTCGGAATTGGCTTGAGGCTGCGGGATACCAGAACGGCGTCTTTGACCACTGCTCTCACACCGTCCAGCTTTGCGCTCGCATATAAGGGGAATTGAAGCACCTTGGGCGCTTCAACCGCTAGCAGAGGCTTAAACCCTTTCACAGTGGCACCAGTCAGCGGCGTCGCTGCTCAGGTCAGCGCAAACAATACTCAGGTCGCTGCCCATATGGCCAACAAGGCGCACCAGACCGTGATCCAGTATGAGATGAAGTCCAGGGGAACAAATTTCGATGCTGCTCATGCTTGCACTCCTGTGGCCTTTGCAGCCTTAGCGGGGAGCACAATTTCCAAGGCGGGTGAACCGGGCTTGACAATCAAGCACTGATCGAAGAGGTGCATCTGCTCTTCCGTCAGCGTGCGATATTCCTTCATAAAGAGCGAGGGTTTGTACTGCACCATCGAGTCAGCGGCAATACCGGCCTTGAGGAACTGCTCCTTCAGCGCACCAAAGGCGCCAGGGTCCACTTCCCGGCTGATTGTGTGCTTACCTTTCAGCACCCATCCAGCGTCGAGCGGAATGGTGTTTATGCCTTCTTTGGGGGCGGGGAAATAGAAGCCAAAGATCTTCTGGCGGAGCAGCATTTCTGCCGCCTTCAGTTTCTTCAACTGCTCTTGCATTTGATACCATGACGACATGTCTTCTGCTGTGACGGTATTGGGAGGAATCAGGGTCATTTGTGGGCTCCGGAGTTGGTTTGTGTACAAGCGTTAATTTAAGGCAACGGTGAAAAATCTGCAAGCCCGCATTTCGATTATTTAAGGTCTAACGGCAGATCAAGCACGCGAAAAGCCCTACCGTGGAACCCATGCCCCGTCAATAGTCTGTCTTTCGGAACCTCGACAATATAACCGCTGTCAACCAGACTGCGAATCGTATCATCGAGCGCCCTGGATGCACCGAATTTGTGTTGCTGGAAAGTCGGAACCCTCTGCGTCCGAATCTGGAGGTATTTGCGGGGCACGATACCGTCCTTCAACATACTCGACGGTACGTTGTAACCCGTGCCCACCTTGCCAGAAACATATTCGGAAATGAAGAACAGAATTTTCCGCTCACGGGTGTGGTCATTGATGCCAACGTCACCGGCTGCCAGTCGCCTCGTCATAATAGCAATGTCGCGACGCACCACTTGCAAAGCCCAGTCCACATACTCAGCAGTCACCACAGCACTCTCAGGCCTGTCTGCAACTGCCAGCAGTGCAGCAATTCGGCAGGCTTTCAGGTGAGCACGGTTCCACATCTGACGCCATGACTCGTCCGCTGTACTATTGATCTGAACGTCGCATTCCTTGTCAAATGATTGCAGTAGCCGACGAGCGTGCTCGTCCAGCCCGACACCATATGTCATGAATGCACCTTTGGCAACGACTGCCGTATGTACGACGTGAAGTAATTGGTTGAGTTCGTTCGTGTCAAGGTTCGTCTTCGGGTTTTCGTTATGTGCAGGACGTTCACCATCGTATTCAATGACGATAAAACGCGATAGAAACCCGTCCTCCATCATGGACTCAGTAAGCGACTCATAGAACGTGCCCGGTGTCGTTTCGCCGATCATGCTGTATGCAACACCCGTGACCGACGCGACCGTCTTTTCCTTGTCGCTGTATCCAATACCGCCAACGACACTGGTGGACGAGGACTTCTGATATAGGTTCATCATAGTGGTGCGCAAGGACGCGAGCGGCCCATCCCTGCCTTCTTCTGCCGCCAAGCGCTTCAGCTTGCGCCCCCATTCACCAGATACGTTCACAAAAGACGGGTTGAATGCGACCGCCTTAGCAAGTGCGGGCCCTGACGCAAAGTCAGAAAAGTCCACGAACTCGGCAATCTTATTTCCGTTTGTTGTCAGGCCCATGCACTGGTGAATGATCTTGCTGATCCCGCTGTGCATTGCTTCCTTACCGATGGCGCTCCGAGCGACCAGAATGATATATAGGTTGAGGCCTGATTGTGGGATGTTCCAAGATTTACCGCACAGCCCTGCAAACAAGCCAAGCGCTGACACAATGCCCACCTCCCTCACGGGACGCGGTGCAGAGTCATAAATGTAACGTGCAATAACGCCAATGAAGCCTGGAGGCCACGGAAGCTCTGCCGTTGGCTGCATACCCATGGACGTGATAGCGCCCACAGGTGCCCGCGGGGCTTGTATTGGTGCAGTAGCCGCAGCGATCTCGGCCTGTGGGGCCCGCATACGCTCCAGCAACGCATTAGCTAACCCTTCCCCGTGTTCTTCCGCTGCCAGTTCTCGTGACTGCCGACCGCGAATGATACGCAATGTACGATTCAAATAAACGTCGTCCTTCGTTGCCTTGCCCCGCTTACCCAAACCCGACAACCGAAACAACCTGCGACACTGCGCATTCGACCGCGAGTGAAAAGTAAACATAGACATGAGCGCTAAGTCCGCTTCCGATTGCGACGGGTAGCCCATGCCTTTCCAGTCACCTTTGCAGAGTTCATTGAACTTGTCAGCGTTGACAGCGTTCATCAGCATGGACAGAACCTCGTCGTCCTCAAATTCCTCGCTGAACTCTTCTAGCTCCACCACACTGTCGCGGTTATTCCGTATTTCCTGCACCAGTAAATCAACGAGCTCTTGCTTCTCGCGCAATGGGCGGTCAAGGATAGTATCCCCAGTGCAAACAATGAACCGCTCCTGCGAATACACTTCAACAAAGTCCCGCCGCGCACCCGCCCCGATGCGTGCCTTGACCCATATATGCAGACCCTGCCCCGATTGCGACCGCTCTGTGTAGCTGTCGAATGCGGTCATTATCATGCCGTGCCTCTCAATCGCTGTAGCAGGCGTCCACTTAGCAGGGTCTTTTTCGTTAGTTGCGTTCTTGACATCCAAGTCAATACAGCAGAAGGGGTCAGCAGCAGCAAGCACAAACCCAATCCCAAGTTTGTAATGGTATGCCGCCTGGCAAGCCATCCCGAATGACAACCATGTGGAAGCGTCCGTCGTGCTTCCTGGACGCAATTGCCCAAGCGAGTCCAGCGACGTTGGAACCTTCAGATCTCCTTTGGCATCTGGTGACGCCAAAAGCCATTGTGCCGTAGTTTGCAATTCCGCAGGGATGCGCCCCCATTGCAGGGGGGTCTTCATGCCCGAACACCCCGACGCGCATTCAGAATCCTCTGCCAAGCCTCGAGGTGAGGGGTAACGGTGGCCCGCTCCCAGATAAAGAGCTGCCCGTGGTTGACCACAATAGGGTTCGGAAGTAAGCCTCTCTTGCGCGCATATAGCAGCCCAGCGCGACTAACACGCAGATCACGCATTATCTGCGCGGAGGTGATATAGGTGTCATCGAAGTTCTTTTGAGCGGGGGACATAACGGTTCCAGTAAGGATGCAAAGCCTGCACAGTATAAGTGCGGTCGTTAACGCATTGCAACGGGTGTTAATATCAGAAAGGTTTAGGCGGGGGCACTGGTGCAGGTTCATTCAGTATGTTGTCCCGAACAGTTTGCGCCCTTGTGAGTTCTGCTTTCAACTGTTCTTCAGCCGCCTTTATGCTTGCATTAAAGGAAGCACGAGCAGAGCCCACGCAAGCAGCATAATCATCACGCGCGTCGGCGTGCCTTCGTTTGCGGCCCCTGCACTGTTCCACATATTTGGAATAGAGCTGTGCGTATTCCCGCCGAGCATTTTCGCGTAGTTCCTGCAACATACGCTCTTCAATTTTCTTTTGATTTTGCAATGACACTTCCATGGCATGTTGCGTCATTGGGTGTTGCTTGCGATAGCTGGAATAAACATCCTCAACGGACGTGATTGATGTTAGTTCCCCATCCTTGCGGAACTGCGCACCAACATGCCATTCCAGGTCTGAACGAATAATGTCCGGGTAACGTGTACATAGTTTGTCCAGCTCCGCAACGTATGCAGGATCCGCGAGCAATTGTTTATTTAGACGGTCATGTTCTGCCATATCCTGAATGCTGATTACAGAGGCAGGATTGTCCATCCACAATCCTTTACTTACGAGCGGTTCCCCCGCTGGTGTAATGGGTGTAACGCCCCAAGACGCATAGAATTGATCCTTGTCTTCAATGCAACACATAGCTGCTCCTTTGTTAATGGGCGGATGCTAATGCAAGGGGCAAGACTTGTAAACTTGATCACGGTAGGAGGGGAAGCTGTACGCACTCAGGGGGTCTGGGGCCTGGCATTAAACGGAAAACTTAAAATTAGTACGCTAATGCAAGCAAAATTAGTAAAAATAGCCGGTAATTGCTTATATCCCCGTAGCGGGGTCCTAGAGGGTAGGGGGAACACTTCGCTATCGCCCCCCTACCCTCCGACACTCTTGTCGTATCACCCTATATATAAAACGCTAATTTACTAATTATTGGTATAAGGTATTGATCTATAAGGGTTTTTCGCATTAGCCAATAAAATAATGAGCTAATGCAGAATATCGGGTATTCCATTAGTCAGACAGTCGAGGACACGAACCATGCAAGCGCTGGCAGCGCTGAGCGTGCTGATGTGGTTAGCTTGACATCCTAACGTCACTTGCATTATCAAATTCGGGTGCGCTACATTACGAATCACCAAACAGAACCGCAACCATAGCCCATGAGCTGGTCCCTGTTTGTAGGATGCATCGATGTCTGGCATTGGTACTCTTGCATTCC